ACTTTTTTGGAGTCCACTATTTCTGAAATCTGGATTTGAGTTCTTTTTTAATCCCCCTAAGATTTCACATGCTTGGTTTATCGTATCATCATAACCGAGTACTACAATATCTTGAGTTACGGGGTCGATGGTTAGTTCTTTTTGTATATCTTTACCGTAAACTGATTTACCATTTATTACATCGACCACCGAGTTTAATGGAAAGGCGTAAACTGATTGTTTATTTCCTGGTACTTGGATATTTGTACCTCCTTCAGATGTATAATCTTCTTCTTCTAAATTATTTCTTAATGCTATACCATACCAATCGTCTTCCGGATTTTGGGAATTTAGTATATTTTGTGCAACCTTTTCTAAAGATTCGTATTCAGAAAGTGTATAGTTAAGTTCTTGAACCGGTGCATAAGCGACCGTTGTTGCAGATGAACGGCTCCAGCGGTTTATATTTTGAGTGGTTTGTACACGGCTATCTATTTGTTCGATTATATCTAATAATTCGTAGTATTTATATTCTCCTAATGAATTTTTAAAATTTTGAAATGTAGAAAAAATTGAACTTAATTGTGATTGAAGTGACTGAAGGTTTTGGTAAGGAACGGAACTTATAGTTTTAGATTGTCCTGTATAATATTGGACTAAGGTTTGGTAGTCAGTATTAAAAAATGAAGTAACAGATGAGAAGAAGTTATTTAAATCTACCCCTGTTTTTTTCTTGAAGTCATCAATTATACTCATCAAATTTTATTCTAAAATTATATTCTTATTTTATCAATTGCGGTTAAAAGTGACTGTACTTGTTTTTGTGTATAACTATCAAGTACTAATTGTTTGTCATCTTTTAGTTTATCAGCTCCTACCAAATTTTTTGCATCTGCAACTGCCTTTAGCTGTAAAGAATAGTTCCATATCATATTAGATTCTTGTGATTGAGAAAAATTTAAAGACATAGGTACTACAAAATAAGTGGTTCCTCTTGAAAGATTATAAAAAATTAGCTTATAAGGACCGTTTTGATCTGTTTTTTTTAATTTACTAATCAGTTTTTCAAGTATTTTTGTTAGTCCGTACCCAGTTTTTACATCATTATCAAAAACAGCTTGTGTAACTGAGGTATCTGTTATAAATGCACCTATTAAGTTTTGGGTTGAGTCCCCTATTAATACTTTAAATGCCTTTCCTCCAAAATTTCCAGACATTGTTATATCAATTGGTACAAAGTTTGGATTAGTTAATACTGTTATACCACCACTTGTTTTTTTAATATTTGTTATTTCTTGTTTTTGTTCTGAAAAATTTGAGGGATTAATAGGAAAAATAAAATAATCAGTTGTTGTAAAATTCTTATCAACTACCTCAAGTGCAAATACATAGAGTTCAAACTCATCTGGATATGCAAGATTAAGTCCTATTTGACCACCTTGTCCAAGTAGTGCATTTCTTTTTGTTATTGCATCAGTTATTCCAATCCCCATTACTCTATACTTGTTTCTAAAATTATTGGACTTACGTTTGTTTGAGTTGTTGGTGACCCTACAGTTATTATTTTACCTGGTAATATTGTAATTGTTGCAGACTTTATAGCGTTATAAACAAGCTCCTCAATCATGTTACAATAATTAGTTATTGCAGTTTCCTGGTCATCTACAGCTACTTTATTTACATTTGTAATAAATGTATTAAGAGCTTGTGAAAATTCTCCTTGTACTAGCATATATAAATTATCTTAATCTGTAAATGCAATTTGTGACAATATTTTATCAGTAGAATCTTTTAAGTCTACTATTTGCTGAGCTGTTAGTATTGGCATCTGCCCAAGTGCAGTAGTAGTAGTTGTTTGTCCTAATATATCAAAGAGTTTATTAAATATTTCCTTTGCCTGATTTCCAAGTGTTATAGGTTCAGTACCTTGGTTTATTGAAAATTTATTGTTATTAAAATGGTTTTCTTCAGTTGTTTGTACAAATGTTGAACTGTCACCACTATCATTATCTGTGGTTGTTATTGAGGCAGATACTGATTGGTTTAAAGCTACGTTTTGACTATCAACTATTATGTTCCCCTGTATATTTAGCTTTAGTTGTCCTTTATTATCACTGTTGATAATATTTATATCAATTTCACCACCTGAAGTTCCACTTACTGTTATCCCAAGTATTGAGTTTTTAGGGTCTCCTGAAAATTCTACGAAGTTATCTCCAAATAATCTATTAATTTTAAATTTATGTTCTCCTAGTCCTGATAAGTGGTCATTTTTTGGTACTCTCCCCACAATTACCGGGATATTATTTGGAGGTAAATTAATCCAAATAACTTGACTTCCAAGTGTTGTATTATCAAGTGGGAATTCTATAAAGTTAAGAACCATCGGGTCAATCATAACTCGATTGAAAAACCCCCCGTCCTCAGTTTTTATGGTAACCCTATTTTGAAGATAACAAAGTTTAATATACTTATCCCTTGATATATCATTTGGGATACATACGTACCCTAATCCCCCATTAAAATTAGTGGTTGCGAGTTGAGTTGTACCTACAGGATTAGTCACATCCAAATTTAAGAATAAGAATGTTGAGAAAATAAAAAACCCTCAAAAATTAATTTGAAGGTTCATCACTCATAATTTTTATTTTTGCGAAATTTTCTTATCTTTATTCATAATCTTCATCATGTACATGTACCTCATGGTTCTCTAAATCTCTTTCAAAACGTCCTTGATGAGGACCTAATTCTACATTATATCTTCCATCTTGATAATAACCAATATTATTTGTTAGTACAACTCTTTTATTTTCAGGTTCATACCTGCCTAACTCTTCTCGAGCATAAGTAATTTCATGATGACCATTTTCATCAGGAGTATGGTTCACTGAAACATGCTTATCTAAGGTTTTTAGGACTTTTTTAGTATGTTCTGAAGTTTCATAAATAGGTTTTCCACTTTGAGTGTGTCCGATAACCTTTCCACCTCGACTCCCCTCTCCACCTTTTTCTAGGTCACCTTTATCTTCAGATTTCAAAATTGTATCCACATTTGAGTAACAAGATAATATTGTTGCAGCTCTACCTTTATTTAGATTATTAACCATTTTTTAAAATTTTTATAAAAATATGTATATATTATTTAAAAACAAAATTAAGTCCTATTTATAAATTCGGTATTTGCATACTGTATCTGCTGTTTACGTAAAAAGAATCCAAATATGTCTCTATCTACTACAAAATTTTGTAATAATTTGGTTTCATCAGGTACCTCTTGAGTTGTATAAGTATTTTCCGTAATTTGTTGTGGTTGACTATTTTGGTTTGAATTACCTTTATAATCAAAATGATTATTATCAGTACCACCAGTAAATGTTCCACCCCACCTTAAACCAAGTGAATCTGCAATTTTTGTAATACCACTTAATTCCCACTCAGATTTTGGAGTTTTCTGTCCTAAATTTGTACCTGAACTATTAACAAAGTTTACATCAATTGCAAAACCTGCAACATGAGGGGCGGTTGTGGTTGGAGGTATATTATTATAAAGTTCAGGAGTTTTTTTATAGTATTCTAATTGCTGTGCATAACTACGTTTACCATCTTTAATTATTGGATTCCAACCAAGTTTTTGAGCTTGTTGTAAAAATGAGGTAAACTTAGATTGAACAGATATATCTAGTTTTTGTATATACCATAGATTATAACCTGATAATATTAATGGATTGGTAATTTTTTGAAAAGAAGATAATATAGTTTGTTGTAATGTCTCTGGTGTTTTTAATGGATCACCTGAATTATCAGTAGAATCTGAAGTTGGTGAATAGTTTGGATTATTAACAGTTTTTGGTGTAGTTACAACAATTGTTTTAGTTAAATTAAAATTAAGGTCTGTATTAACAATATTAAAATAACTTACCTTTTTAGTATGTGAACCAAATTGAATATCAACCCCATATATAAGTTGTTCAATCATTCCACGACTTACCTGTACCGTTGTTGTTCTATCAACTTTACCTTCATTTATCATATAAGTTTGAGAAACTGCATCTACTAAAAATATTTCACCAGTTGGTTCATATCGTATCAGGTTTCCTATTTTTATACGTCTATCCCCATTTAAGACCAATGTTCCTTTACGAGTAAAAGGTAAATGTGCATGAGACTCAACTAAATATGCAAGGTCTATATAACATTGTTTTAATTCAGTAGATATTTTTACATTTTTATTATCAAGTGGTAAATATGGTATATAATTTGAAACTGCCTCATAGGGTCTTGATCCCCAAATTTCTGCATATTCAGGTAAATAAATTGCAGGTAAATAAGCAGTTGCAAAATTCGCTGCCCCTGCACTCATTGAAGCAATTGGTTTAAGGTTATACCATGAATATACTTCTGTATCATCAAAAGATAATGATTCTTGAAGTACATTATGTTCATTAATTGTTATTGTTGAACCGGTTACCGCTTGACTTGTAATTTCAGTTTTTACTTTACCATTAAGTAATGTTTTTACTCCCTCTGCATTATAAGGTGGTCTACGAATAGTTAAAACAAATTTATCAGAATAAGTATCAGAAAAATACTCAACAAATGGATCTTGGCATGCTTTTCTGAAAAAATTAAGTAGAGAACCCTGAGAAGATGAAATTGAACTATCAACAAGTCTTCTTGCTGCAATTGAACTATCCAGTACTAAATCAATTATTTGCCAAATACCAGTTGATAGTTTTTCTACAGGTATTTCTTGATAATCTGAAGATTTTTGTGAATCTATAACGTTATCAATATAACTAATTAATTGAGAAACAGCTGAAGAAAGGTATGTATTTCCATTTATTGGTTGTGTAAATTGATTAGGAAATATATTAAAGTCTGTAGGAAATTGGTTAGACTGTAAGTTTGTAGAGTTATAAAAAACTGGTTTCCACCCACTTGTTGTATTACCTGTTACTTGTCTTACTGTAGTTTTTTGGTTATCAGGTTCTCTTAAAAAAGATATAAAATCATAAAGAAGATTATAGGTAGTATTTATTTCATCTTCTTCCCCTTTTTGATTAACAACATTCTGTCCTGTATCCATATACTGGTACCCATATAATTTTCTTAACCTTGAAAGTTCATTTTTTGCCTTTGTTATATAACCATCAGTTATTGATATTGATTTTTGTTGTTCATTTTGAGATTGACCTGATGGTTGATATTGGTAATTTCGTCTGTCATTATCATGTTTCTTTATAATACCTAAAAGTCCTAAAGGACCTGTTTGACCAAAAGTTGAACCATCACTTTTTGACTTATCAACATAGGAGGTAAATAAATCATCTGGTACTACCCCAATTGTTGATAACTGTTGTATAACAAATCTAAATACGTTTTCAATAGAATTATTATAGTACAAATTTTGAAATCCCCGTGCATTATCAAAGAAAACACGCTGTGTTAGTACATTTTTTGCCTGTGAACTTGCAAAATTTGCTTTACCTTGTGATAATTCTAGTGCGTAAAAATATGCACCATCATCTATAAAAAGTTTTGAAAGATCTCGTCCTGATACCTGAATACTTACATCGTTTGTTTCTGGATTATATGAAAATGAATTAGAGTCAATAAGTCCTATCATATCATAAATACGACCCCCAAGTCTATCTTTATTCAAAAAGAAATTGGTCGCATCGCTATACCTTTGTTCTGACTCCATATTGAGTGTCTCAAAGCGTATAAAAACCAAATCATTGGTAGATAGTATATTATGGAATAAGAATTGGTTACGCTCAAGAGAACTAGTTGATGTATTAATTTTTGAAAAGGATTCTTGAGATAAATATTCGTTATTACCCGTTATTTTTGAAATAGTACTTTTTATAGAATTTTTTTTAACAACCCAATGACCCCCTTCAAATTCACAAACAAGTGGTGGTAGTGTTATATCAAAATTTCCTCCATTTTTACCAACAGATGTTTGTGAACGTATAATAAAAGGGGAAAGGTCAAATATTTGTCCTTTTAAATTATTAATAAAAGAACCACTTGTTTGAGGTATTGGATTATTTTCAGAAAGTGCCCGGCACCAAACCCATATAGTTATATTTGGATAATATTGTCTTACTATACCATTTTCAACTGAACTTGGTATCGGTCCATCAGTATGGTTATAACCTCTATCTGATTCTAGTTTTACAAGTTCATGTGCTTTAAAAGTTGGTTCATCAGTTGAAACAATTTGAAGTCCTTGGTTTACAATTCCGTATCTATTGACTTTGTCTTGAGGTATTACGAATTTAACACCAGTTTTAAGTTTAACTATTAAGGGGGAAGTTAGAACTGGAGAAAAGGTAGGGTTTGGAGAAGAATTATATGCAGCTAATTCTGAAGGTGTATAAGATGCAAGTATTCTATCAAGATTAGTAATTTTATCATCTGTCCAACTTAAAAAATCTTTTGCATGAGAATAAAGGGTAACAGGATTATAATTATCATCAGGTAATTCTATAGGACAAACATCTGAGGTTAAATAGTCACCCACAGTTTTTAATTCAGAAGAGGAGAAAGTTACGGTGTAGAAGTCCATATATTTATTTAGCCCAAGAAGGTCTTTCTGTGTACATACGGTTGTTCATTTCATCATTTGCATCTTTATAAGATACTATTACTCTCTTAGGAGTTTTAAGTATATCTACACCATTAGAACTTCTAGTTAAGTTTTCTTTAATATTTGTATTTGAATTTATAACAAATTTATCTCCCACTACAGTAACAGTTGCCCCATCTAATGCCCTTGTTATTTCATCATAAATTTTTTGAGCTGCCTTCCACCCTCCTTGAATAAGACTTTCTTCTATTTTTGCAGCTGACCTATCCATTTCATTTGTAAGACTACTTGCATTTTCTTTGAGAAAACCATCAGTTTTATCTGTTTTAAGATATTTTTGTGAAAGATTTTTAAAACTTACTCCACCCTCTAATAATTGCCTTGCTTCAAATGCCTTTATACCAGTTCTTCCTGATAAGTTTAGTATTTGAGAAGATCTAGGGCCTCCTGTACTCCTAACATCATCCATAACTCCTTGGAAATAACCATCTGCCCCAATACCCTTATCCATCTCCTCCTTTAATTGTTCTATATTAAAGTTAGGATGTAGTCTTCTTAAAACTTGGAGATTACGCTGTTTTGAAACCTCATCACTTGAATTAATTAACGAATTATCAATCTGACTTATTAAACCCATTGACCTAGAATCTTTTGCAGCAAAAGGTCCTCCAAGTGAGTTAAATTTCATTAATATATCAGCTGTGGTACCAGAAGAGGGTGAATTCTGACCTCTTAATAGTTCACGTTGTAGAGTTGTATAATTTTTCTGTAAAAATTCATTAAGAAAAGTTCTATCACCATTTTTAAATAAACTACCTTGCCCTTCTTTTAAGATCCCTCCTAATAAATTACCAATATCTTTATCACCTTCCTTTGAAGACCTTAATAACTCCTCAAGTGTTTGAGAAGTTGATTGTTGTACACCAAAACCTTTTTCATAAAAAACTGAAAGATCTGTCTGACGTTCTACGTCTTTAGAAGTTCCCATAGAACGAGCAGTTCCCATTTGTAGACTTAAAACTTCCATTGGATTTAAGCCTACATCAGATCTTGAGCCTACTGTATAATCTTGGCCTGTTAATGCTTTACGTGTATAATAAGATTTTTCTAACTGTTGAGTCCCTATCTTACCTTGTTGTTCTAATTTACCAGAAGTCCCCATTATTTGGCCTGCAATATTAGAAAACATATCAGCAAATATACCAGCACCTACAGGACCCTCTAATATAGACCCAATTATTGTACCAACAACTGCACCACCTACTTCACCTTCTGTTTTCCTTACATTTGCTATCTGGTCAAAACCATTTTTAGTATTACTAAAACTAGAAACTGTACCTATAAGTCTACTTAATCCTTGGAAGGACATTATTTGAGAAACAAGTGACCCTACTCCACCACCCTTTTCTTTTTCACCTGATCCCTCACGCTTCTTTTTATCTTCAATTTCACTTTGTGCAAGTTGTTCAGTTAAAGTTCTTGATGGTGCTGATTCTCGTATTTCATCTGCAACATCTTTATCTCCTATTACAATTGCTTTTGCAAGATCTTTACCTGAGGTACGGGTTAAGTCAATATTTTCACGAAAAGAAGATGCTGTAAGTTTTGAGGCTTTTTCAATTTCTTTTAGAGATTTGTATTCATCTGTATTTCGTGCAGAAGAACCAGATATTGATTTTCTTTGTCCTATTAAACCTTTTTCTTCTATTCCAAGTTCATCACGGTCTCTAATGAATTGAGCTCCCGTTATTTCTTTTTTTCTTAAACTTTCCTTTAGACTTGCACGAGATTGTTTTATTTCAGCTAATTCGTTATCTATTGAGGAAAGTTTGGATTGTTTGGTAGAGTGGAAAGTATCAGTAAAATTGGTGATGTTATTTGAAGAACCTCTCGCTGATTTATCAAGAAGCCTTGCTTTTTCTTCAAGTAATTTAAGTTGTTCTTTTAGATTTTTAGAGTACTTTTGTGCCTGTTCAACTTCATTGTCAAACATTGCTTTTGACTTCTGTTTAACTTTATCAAAGACATTGTAAATTTCATTCGCATTTACATTAAAATCAACTGTTTTTGACACTTACTCTATATTTATACCTGAATTTACGAAGGAGAAATCTGCTTTTTTAAACAGTTCCTCTATATTACTATCATCAACAATTTGTTCCTTCATTATATTACCCTTTTTAAATTCCTCTTCCTCAATTTTCTTTACCTTTTGGTCTTCATAGTATTTTTCAAATGTTATGAATTCTATATACTCAAAATAAACATCAATTTGTGAGGTTCCACGGTGCTGTGGACTATTAAAAGCAATATTATGTTTTTCTCTCCACCATTTATCAGCTGGGAAAGTATTGTTCCACCAAATTACTAGACTCTTAAAATTTTTATGGTAGAGCACACTTTACTCCTCCTCACCAAGTCCTGTCAATAAAGTAAGCCATTCATTGTACCAAGGTAAAAATTTATCTTTAAATTCCTTAACAAGTGGTATGGAATCAGTCATTGATAGATTAAGTATAGAATCTGTATTCAGATCCTCAATTAAATTGGGTACAAGGATATTAAAAGTTGCAACGGTATCAATGTAGTATCTTGCCCATTGTGCACTGATTGTTGATCCAAACAGGTTTTTATAAGAACCTCCTGATAAATTACTTTTCAATAATTCGATGTCTATAAATTGTCCACTGTTTGGAAATTTTATAGTGTACTTGTGATCTTTAAAAGAGATCTCTAATTCACTTTGTGGTAACGGTTTTTCGGTTTCTTTTTTTGACATTTTATCGGTTTTTTGTGAAATGTAAAAATAAGTATAAAAAGTTTTAGAAAACAAAAAACCCAACTACCTGGTTAAAAGTAGTTGGGTTAACAAAAAAAAGAAAAAAGATTTTTAAAATTTATTTAGTTTATCAAATGTATTTTTACCTAATTTTTTTATAGCTTTTTGTTTTTCTTCTTTAAACTGTTTGGTCATAGAAGTTACTATTCCGATACCTCCAAGTAAAGAAAGTGGTATAAAAATTAAGAAAGTATATCCAAATATATCTTTCTCAAATGCAAATACTACTGAAATTACTCCACTAATAATTATTACTCAGTAACTTGTCATTGCGGTTTTTCTGAGGTTTTCTGTTTCAAGTATTTTCATTTTTTTAGATTTTTAGTATTAGTAACAATTTTCATAATATTTTGGAACTCAAAATTTTCATCATTTAAACAATTAAACTGAATAAGTTTCCAGTTTCTTTCAGAGGTCTTATCTTTAATTACCTCATTTATATACTCATCTTGAGTTTCTTGAGTCCAAGAACCTGAAAACTCACCTGTATTTAAATCTAACCAGCAGTATTTCATATTAGTAATTTTGTTTTACAGACCACATAATTTTATCTGGATATTCCCAAGTTATTTCTGTTAATCTTTCAGGTTCTGTTACTGTAATTCCATAACTACAGGTATTATCTTTATTCATAACTTCCATAGAAAAAGTAAAAGAAGAATGATTATTTATTTCTCTATAAAATATATCTTTTATCGCAACTTTTACATATAATTCTCCATCCTCAATTTTTTTAGAATGTTCTGGTACATTACCTTGAATGTAACCATAGTCTCCACAATGTGTATGACCAGGTTTAGCCATGTTGTGAAAGTGTAACCAACAGATTGAACCACGTTTAAGAGTTTTCATGTTAGTTATAAGTTAATGAACAAGATTCTCACTTGGTACTTTCCACATTTCACCTTTTTTACGGTTCATTGTTAAGGGAAATAAAATTTTTGTTGTTTTCCTACCTGGTATAAATACCATGTTTTCATATTGAAAAGAAGTAAATTCTTTTTTGTTTTTAAAAGTTACAGTTTCCATGATTTCTTTTTTGTTTATGTAAATATACAAAGAAAAATTGAGCTTTTAAAATTTATTTGAAAATAATTTAAAAAAAGTCGAGTATCTTTTTAAAATACTCGACCAAACAAACCATGAAAACAAAAGAAAAATTATATTAAACTGAATATGTAATAGGGGTAAGGTATTTAAATGATTGGGAACGACCAGATATTGAGCCTTCTGATATATCTAAACTATCACTTTCTATAAAGCAATTACGAGCAGTACAGATTGGTGATACTTTTGGAGTTATGACTCCGGTTGTAGGATCTACTAAATCTTGCAAGCGCCTGAACACTACAAAGTCAAACCCTATTGTTTGCAAGACCATTTGGTCTTCAAATGAAGTACCACCTGTTAATGCTTGAGATGCAACATTATTAAATTTTCTGTTGATAGATTCAGGGAAGGCATCATTTTGGAAATCAATTAAGTAGTAATCACAAGAAAGTGAACCACTAAATGCTGTTACCGGAACCTCTTTTGCAATTATTGTCCCAAGTCCGGTCACCTGAGCCCTAGAAAATTGTTCCTGGATGCGGACATTTTTTGCGAGCCCACACGCACGTCCATTAACTTTAATTAAGGCCACCGCACCGGTGGTTACACTATTTGGTGTTGACATTTTTATATATTTAAAATTTTTGTTTTTTCAGTTTGTATTTAATTTTTTTAATTATTCTACTAAAGTCCCCGTAGAAATCACGAAATCAATTTCTTGATCTGGGGTAAAGTCATAAGATAAATAATATGCAGTTCCTTGAAGTGAAGCTTGTATATTACTATATGACTGTATCAAACCTGGATTTAATATTGAACTAACGTTACTTGCTAAAAAGGAAGTTGCTGCATCAATTAAGTCAGGTGAACTTACAGTAGACCTGTTTGGTCCTTGTGATTGGTCACTAAAGAATTTAGCTTTTAAATAAACTACTAATGACTTATTTAAGAATGAACAGATCCTTCTTATTTGTATAAGATATGAGGTACCCGAGTCATTTACAGGAAAACTATTTTCTTGTAATGTATTACAACCTAATATTACTGATATGTAACCTAAGTCATAATCAAATCCTGTAACTAATACGCCTGCAGAAAGTGCTTGTTCAACCTCAGATCCTACCCCAAAATCTGTCAAATTATGAATTTCTGCGTTATAACCAAGCTGCTTAAAGGTCACGGGATTTTGAGGCAACAGTCCACATATCCTTCCTATAACATTTGCAGCTTTATATAATTGTGAGTATGTATAGTAGCCAGAGGTAACTTTTTTTGTAACTTTTACACCCCCATGGACAATTATAACATCCTGACTGTCAAAGGTTTGTGCTGCAAGTATTGAACTATTAACTCCTGTGAAGGTTGATTTATTATAACCACCTGCAATTACAAGTTGGCGTTCAAGCTTTGTAAAGTTTGTATTTATAAAATCAAGTATTGCAAAATTATTTGCACTTGTTGCTTCAGAACCTGATTCTAAACTTAAGAAAAATTGGTTGTCAAGATTACCACAAGAATTTAGTGCATCAGTAAGATCCTGAGCACCATAAGTTTCAGTACCACCTGCAAATAAATTGTAACCGGCAACAGTTGTTAAATCTGCAGTTGAGAAGGATCCTCCTGTGGCTGTATTTGCGACTGGTACAGTACCTGATACCCCACCAGCTGTGTCTACTAATGTATAACTATTAGTTGTAACCGTATAATATTTGTCTTCACCTGCGGCCGCTGTACCATAATATACATTATAAGAAGCTGCCCCTGCAACTGCAGTCCAGGTAATCCCTATAGAACTTGTTGTTCCAGATGCTACATAGTTTGATTCTGTAGAACCAAGTGTTTCACCATTTTCATTCAGTGCTGTTATTTTTATATAATAAGTTGCAGCTGCAAGTGTTCCACCAGTTGCTGAACCTGTTAGTACTAGTCCTGTTGGTGTTGTAAGTGATGAGGTAGTTACAGAAAGTGTAAATAAGTCTAAGAATGAACTTGTTACCTGTGCCCATGTATTAAAATCTGCAATTGTCGCAAATTCTGGTGATGTAACAATAGTCTGTGGTACAGAATTTGCAGGGGAAGACGAATAATCTACACCGTTTGTAGAGTCAAAACCACGGTAAGTACCAAGGTACATTGTAACTATGAATTTTGTTGGATCAATTACCCCTGCAGTTAATTTTACTGCATAACCGTTTGTTAGGTTAGAAGATGTTAGTACACCATTACCTACTGTGCCTTCATCAAGTACAGTAAAAACAAGTGTACCATTAGAAAGAGTAAGTGTTTTAGTTGCAGCAGTAGTTGTTGCTGCCTTTATAAAATATATTTGGTTTACCCCTGGTTGGTTTTGAAATGGAGTCCAAAGTGGTTTTGTGAAATTCCACAACTCTCCACCCTTTACAAAAGCAGAATAATCTTGAGGAGTTTGAAGTTTATAAATTGAGTTTAACCCTTGAGATAATTGACCGTTAATACCTGATCCACCACCCCAACCTGTACCAAAACCTGTATCAATTATACATAAGTTACCATAAGGTAAGGCAGTTGAAGGATTTTTAACTCCAGATTTTATTAAACTGTAAACGCCGGGCTTACTGATTAGTGTTCCGTTTATATTAATTTTTTGTGCCAACTTTTCTTAGATTTTAATAATGATAAAATTATGAAAAGTTGACCTGGAAACCAAAACTACCCTAATTATGAGGTAATTTTATCCCACTCATCAATAGTGTTTAGATTACTTCTTTGTCCAAATTTTTTGAAATAGTATAATCTTGAACTCTTTGGAACTTTTTTAAGATCTAAATATGTTAATAAATCATAAACTGGTTCAGGAGTTATAACTACAGTAATTATTTTTTCCTCTTTTATAATTTTTTCTACCTTTTTAATCTCTTTAATTGGTAAGTTTTTTATTTCTTCTACTACCTCAGACTTTATCTGTTCATCTGTTTGTATTTCTGGTTTTACTTCTTCAGTTTTTTCAACTGGTTTATCATTTTCTTCCATAATTTTTATTATTATCCTACTAACCTCATTGGGGATATGTAATGGTTTGTATTTCCTGTACTCACTGTTAATATTCCATTATCTGCAATATCTTCAACCCTTCCTTCTTTTTTACGACCATCTGTTAAAAATTGAACTAGTGATCCAATTGTATAACCGGTTACTCGTCCCAGTGTATCAGTTTGTAGATTTAATTTATAAGGACTTATTGCCTCATCTTCTAATTCGTCTTCATCAGCTTCATCTGTAATTATTTCAGGCAGATCATCTTCTAATACCTCATCTAAGTCATCATCATTAATAAGTGGACGGATATTATCAGATACTCCTTCCTCGTCCTCATCTTCAGTAATTGAGGTATCTACTGGTAAGTTATCTTGTCCCATAAAGTAGGTTTGAACATGAGAGTCAGAACCAATAGTTGGATGATTAATTAGAACAGGTGTATAGTTTTCTCTAAAATCTTCATGTTTTAATTTTCCGTTTGCAACTTTATTTCCATCTTTATCATGAACATGGAAGTAAACTTTTTCTGGAGTTACGGTATGGACGTGTGCTTCATGACCATCAGATTTTGCTCGGTGAATATCTTTTAGGAGGGTCCAACCGTTTGAACCTGGTCCTGTTTTTTTCCATTTTCCGTTTGCATGAATACGAGTTTCACCAATTTCTGCACGGTGTCCTCTACCCTTTTTTAAAATGTCTTCCATATATTTTGTTGTTTATAATTTTTTTAAATTTTGTACCAAAATTTTCTATAAATGATATAACCCTAGTGGTTCCCCATACCCTTAAACTATTGGTGGATCAGGTAGTGGTGTACCAATTGCAAGTATATCTGTAATTATTGGATATTTATAAAGCGACATTGAAGACGTATCATAAAAGAATGATAAGTTTATTCCTTTATAATAACTGTTAGGGGATAATTGTCCATTTTGTCCTATATCATTTCCACTTAGTTGCAAATTTTGTAGTCCTAAGAATTCAAGTTGTGCAGTTAGTGATATTAAAAATGCTCTTAATACGTGGTATATTATAACTACTTCGTTTGAATTATCAGAAGTAATTACAATTTGGTAAGATGGTTGAAAACGGCGGGTATATACAGATTGATAATTACCTTGGTTTAAAATATTTGGTTGGAACCCTTCTGAATTTCCTATTGAATTTTGACCAGAAGATTCTGAAGGTAGTGAAATATAAATAGACGGAACAGAGTTTAGTTCCATATTATAGATTAAATTTGTATTTATTTCCCTTGGTCCTGTTTGTGCTGTTATAAAAATTGCAACTGCTTGGTCAAAAGATACATATTTATCAACTTGTAGTCCACCTATTAATTGGTAAAGAACTGACTGTGTTTTATCAGTAACACCGTTATAATCAGAGGCAATAAAGTTAAGTATAATACGGACCGTAGAAAGTAATATGTATTCTGGAATTTTTATCAAACTCATAGTCCTAATTGGTCAAGTTGTGCATCTATTAAGTTTCCTGCAACTTCATCTATTCTAAAGCTCTGTAATGTTTTTCCCATAAAGTCATGTGCTTGAAACCCTGGATGTATAAAGGCATTTGGATTTGATTTATCTGATATTCTTCTAAATGTATGATAACTATTTTGAGAAGTAACAGGGTCAGTTGTTTTTGTTAACCCTTGGTAAATAGGTGATTGGTGTACATATTTTTCAAATACGGTATCTCCACTAACTATTTTTTCTCTTGACTGTAATTGCTGGTAATCTTTTGGTAGATCATTAAAAGACAATGATTGTTTTGATTGCATTTTTTTTGCAACTGCATAAATATCCTCAGGCATAGTACCAGAAAATGCAGTTGAGTCACCAATTGTTCCAGGTACTCCTTGACGGAATGGAACGGTTATATAACGAGTTCCGTCTTTTGACATTTTTGCTTTTGGAGAAGAAAGTAAGGATTCTTTTAAATCGTAAGGTCCTGAACCTTCCTCCAATTTTTCAACTAACTTGTTGGAATAATCAATCATTACTCTACCCATTAACCTTCCTGAATCTATAACTTTTATCGCATTACAAAAAATTTGGCGAGTGGAATGTAAGTTATTCTGTACATTTATTTCAAGAGCTTGTGCATAACGAGCGGTAACACCCTTTACTACATTATCAAGTATAGTATCAACTTGTTCACGAGAAAGTGAATATTGTTGAACTAGTGGTGATACATTAATAGTAAAAGGTACAAGCATGGATAAATATATAATATTTTTTATATAAAAAAGTATTTCTTAAAAACTTTCAGTATTTTCTATTTTGCAAGTCATTTATTATTTATTATTCGCCACCCCATTATGACGCTTTTTGGTATTTCTTCTGTGCTTAACTTTAACATCACTACCTCATTTTCTGCTATAGCCAACTCCAATCGCAATCTGGATATTTTAACTTCCAATTCTTCGATTGCGGCTAGGCGTTCCATAAGCTATGGTATTACGTTCCAATCAAAGCTTACACTTCCAGTCAACGCACTTATAAATGTTACCGCAAATGATGTTGTTGTTTGGGCTGATATATAATAATTAACAGCAGTAATCAAATCTCTGGGGGTTATACTAGTATAATAACTTGAATTGCCCATTGTACTTCCTATGGTTACATTTATTACCGTTGCTCCCGTTAGCGTATTGGTATAATTACCATGAATAGGTACATAAGCACTATTAGCAGGTGTATAACCATAAAGCGTATTTATTGCAGATGTGGTAAAGCCACTTGATGGCAAATAAGCAGTTGATGTATAAGCATTAGAGCCTAAACCTAACCAAGTCTGAACAGTGGCAGAACTTACTAAACTTAAACTACCACTTGAACCACCTGTTCTTGTAACTAAAAAATCTGGTGAAGAAGTAGTTGCCTGAAAATTAGCTGAAAATCCATTTAAAGCATTTGAATTAATAGAATTACTAGCTGTTGCTGCATTACCCGTAATATTAATTCCAGCAGTACCTGCACTTATATTAGCAGCTGTTAAATTAGTTAACCCGCTGCCATTACCCGTTGTTGATAATTTCCCATTAAAAGTATTCCAATCAACTGTCGATATATACCCTGGCTGACTTGCTCCGGCCATTTGAATAGCTACAGTAGCTAAACCCGAATTATACGTAAGTGGTGAATTAGCTGTAAAAGCATAATTCACCCAATTGGTGCCATTGAACTTTAACAAGTCGCCAGATGCGGGAGTCATAAATACAGAATGAGGGAAATTATCTACTACATATTTCTTTTGCACATAGGTATTATCGGTATAGTTTGCGCCATAGTAAGCAGTGCCTACCGGGCCTCTCTGATACGTTGTATCTTTTACGTGCAGCCCTAGTGTATCAATAGAAAAGTATGAATACAGACTATTCTTATTATAATCTAAAGCTACCCTATGGTTTTGAGCATTTAGATTATAAGCGAATGTATTTGCTCCGATAGTTTCAGTATAACTCATATTTACCGAGTTATGGGTAAGATACATACTCATATCATACGTACTCGGTTTAAATAAATCGTATAGAAAGTCAGTTTTATTGGCTTCAAGATAGGCATTACTGCCATCTACAAAAGTAGTGTCCATTAAGATACCTTTTGTAGTTTTATAAGAATTATTATAAATATTAACATCCTGATTAGCGTTTGAGCCGTTGATGTTAAGTTTGTAATTCAACTGCCCCTGTATGCTACTTGTTGGGTCGTAATAATTCTTTGTGATTCCATTAATAAGCGCAATCGGTATCAACCCCGCTACAACGCTATCGATGTGGGTACGGGGGTAATAGTAATTAGCCGAAATAGCACCATATTTTTTAGTGCTTCCTACCTTAACAACTAAACTATCTGTACCTGCTGTACCTAATGGTGTTTGACTTATTAGTGTACCACCAAAAATTACATTACCATTTCCAAGTAGGTTCATGGCGGTAGTTGTATTATTGTAGTTACGAACCCTTAATGCAAAAGTTGAAGCACTACCGCCTGTAATGTCTAATCCTGTACCTGCTGAATTAGTATTATAAAATAAACCTGCTGATGCTAAACCTCCCCAGCTTCCGCCTATAGATGAACTACCTGCATAAAAACCATTAATTCCTAAATCAACATCTGTTGTTGCACCAGTGTAGGGTACATATAATCCATCTGATTGTATTTTAGTATAAACATCTGTAATACCATATCCCGCAACTGTTGTAGGGATGCTGGTTATTTTACTCCATGCTAAAGCGGTTATCCATGCAGGGTTAGAATAACTACCCAACAATGACACTCCATTTAGGTTACTTAATGCTGTTGCGGCATTAGCTACGTCTGAAAGGTTGTTACTTTTTCTTAAAAATGGTACAAATAAAGAAGTGGTATCTGATTTATTTATCTTTAAATTTAGTTTTTGTTGAATAACTGTTCCACTATAAAACCATTGGTAACCATAAGTAGTTCCGAAATTTAACCAGAGTTGTCTACTGAGTGTATCTGTAGGGTTTAGTAACCTAAAAGTTGGAGTAGATGGTATTGTACCACCAGGTAATGTTATAGTATTTTGTGCCTTTAGTATAAAAGGTATAAATAATAGTATAAATAATATTTTTCTCATAAATTTTCTTTAAAAAATTGTTAGTTTTTTATTAATATTACCCTTATATTATCTAACAAATTTCCTGAACCATCAAGATCTACGTTTATAATAATAGTATCAAGTAATGTATCTCCTACTCCTGAATAAATTTTAGTAATAGGTGGGTATATATCATCATAAACCCCTGAGCCTTTATTTATCTGAACCAGTACTGTAGGGTAATTACCAAGTAGTGTAGCGTATGTAGACTGGTAAGAGGTTATTTCAGGTGGTCCGAGTGTACTACTATTATATGTTAATATATCAAATTGGGAACCAGAAGACCCGCCTGAACCTAATAATACCCATGAGGCTGTACCAATATTATAAGCTTTATGAGCATTAACTGTGGTATCATACCATATTAGTTGAGTATTAACCGGTGGGGTAGTTCCGGATATAATTGCCTTTACTGTTCCAAGATTAATAATTTGAAGGGTACTCAACTTTATAATTTTTTGTAAAAATAGTTAAAAAATAGGTAGAAATAAAAACTACCTAAGTACCTTGTGGATAATTTACATACTCAGAATCTTGTGGTGTATAGCTTGTACAAGTATCTATGAAGGAATTATTAAGTAGCCTATCTCCAGATAAATTTTCTTTGACTATATTATAGGCAAGTCGTTTTGCCATTGCAGATACTGGTAACCTTATTAATTTATCACCGGTTTCATAATCGTAAGATTCCATAGAGTCACGTTTCATCACCATAATGAGATATACTGGTGCATGAACATATTTAACTGTAATTGTTTTTGGTAAGGATGTCGGGTTATAGTACGAATTATTTAGTAATATCCGGTCTCCGTTATAAGAAAAGTCAGTACCTTCAGTCAATCTTGTAAGTACCGTATTTACATCTATAAATAAACCACTATACAACATTTTTTTTATAGGGTAAGTGGTATAAGAAAAATATTGAGAAAGTGCAGATGAATACTTAAAGTTAAGAGCTTCTGAAAAAATACTATTTGCCTCAAGTACTGTAACTTTATCAAAAACTGCAATCTGGTCTTCTTCAAATGAGGTTATATTAATTACCCCTGCGGATTCTTCTGACCATGGTTTCCAATCAACACTCTTATCCATACCTTGTATAACCATTTTAGTAGTTATAGGGTTATAGTATATATATCCACTTCCTCCACAATTTTTACAACTTGATTGCTGGTTTGAAGAAACACCTTTACATGGACATAATAAAGAACGTTCAAGTTTAACAGATCTCCCCTTTTGTCCAACTAGTGTATCAAAGTTATCTTTATCAAAGTCTACTCTATCCGGAGTATTTACTGGGTAGTTAAGTGAGGGTTGAATATTTGTAGAAGGTTGTGGGTACATATAATTTTTTGAAAAAAACTTATCTAAAAATTTAGCAGGTAACCATTAGTATATCACTATAGTAATTACGTAAGTTTGCAATCTCCTTGGTTAATTCGTCTGTATACTGTTTAACCCTTGACCCAAATAAACCAGTAGTTCCATTTACAAAACTTGAGGTTGATTGAGATAGTCCATCTATAGAAACTGATTGAGAAGAAACACCTGGGGAGCGTAATAAAAAATCACTTGCAACCATCAATACATTTATAGTTGCCAATTTCCCTACTGCATTTAGTATATCCCTTGGAATTATATCAAAACCTGTTATGTATTGTAATTGCCAATAATTAGGTATCTGAGTTGATTGTCCATATCCATTAGTAAGTGGTACAAGTCCTGTAAATACTACAACTTCAGAATATGATGCACCGGTATTTGGTACCATATACATCAGTCTAGAATATAATTTACCATCAGAAGTTTTACGACTTGATAACCAACTTAATGGGTATTGTACTTGTTTAACTGTTCCAAGATAACCATTTAATCCAAGTGGACAAACAATTGGGTAAGAACCCTTCATGTACCCCCATGTCTTCCAATCATCTCCGTAAAAATCTTTACGTTCATCAATGACTGTTTTTGAAAGTTTTATATTAAGTTCTCTTTCTATAGATTCGGTCGCTGCATTTATATAATAAGATAACAACGTATCATCTACCACTTGACCATTTTTTGATAAATCTATACCAAAAAGATATTTATCACGGAGATCTGAGGGTGAAAGGACCGACATTAAGTCGACTGTGTACTTTGCAACAAAATTTATAGAAGGCACTTTAATATAATAATGTGTTTACGCTTTTTTAAGTTTACCAATAAGGTAATCTTTTACTTGTTTACCTTTCAGGTCTTTCCATTCTTTTAATGGATAAACACTACAGAATTTCTTTCTAAGGTCTTCAACTGATTTAGAATTAATAACGTTAACCATTTTCTGCTGTTCGGCTGTATATCCTGCTTCAACTTTATCTTTTAAGAATTGGTCTACTGAAAGTATTTCAGATTCTTCGGTTTGGGGTTTTATTGGATCTCCTTCAGTTTTTTTCTTAGATAGATCTTCGTCTTCTTGAACTTGAGGTTTAATTTGGTCACCTTCTGATTTTTCCTTTAAAAAACTAATTTCTAAATCTTTTTTCTCAATCTCACGCTGTAATTCTTGAGTGAACTGTATGTATTGTTCTTTTTCGTCTTTAAAATTTTCTACTTGGTCTTGAAGTTCTATAAATTTAGAGGCATAAAGATCTGTAAAGTACTTTATGATATCTGGATGATTAACAAGTTTTTCAAGATGTTCTTCTGGTATTTTTTGAATATCTTGAACAACTGTTTTTCTTTTTACTTCCACTTTTTTTGGAGAGTAATCAGTTCCTTCTTTATATACAAAGAAGTTAATATTACGACCTTCTAATGCCTGTGCTTTCTCAAGTAATGAGGGGTCTAAGTAAGTCTTTCCTTCGTGGTCGATGTCTATAGTTCCTAAGAAAGGAACCGTGTTTGTCTGTCCTCTTTTATACTCGTCTGTTGTAATAACTATCAATTTATCGGTTTGCATTTTAATATTTTTGGTGAAGTGTAAATATAAAAAGAAGTTGAGTGAGAAAAGAAACTACACATTATAAACTATTTGGTTTTGGGTGATAAATTACTTCATAACCTTTAAATAATTTTTTACCATTACAGTAATCTATTAATTGAGGTTTATTACCAAATTTTTCAAGTATCCAATCTTTACAACTTTTTACATCTTTAAACTTTAAAGATTCCTTGGTAACTGTATGTATTAATTCTACTGGTTGAGAGTTAGGGTTTAAATAATTTGGATTTGATTTAGTTTCATTCCAGGTTTTTAAACGTTTTTCATTGTATTCAGGGTTTTGCCAATTTTTTAAAGTTCTTTCTTTTCTACCAGTAAAAAATGGACTATTTTTTAATTTTTCAACATATTCAGGTTTCTGCCAATTAGCCTTTGATTTTACTGAAATTTTTTGTTTATACTCTCCAGTTTGTTGGTATGCAGTTAATTCAGCTTTCCTTATTGGATCACTATATTTTAAAATTGCTTTTTGCCTTATTTTCTCTTTTGTTTCTTCAGAATGAGGTTTACTTATTGGTTCTCTATTTTTATAATATTCCTCTCTTTTTCTTCTATATTCTGGATCTTTCCAACACTCAATCATTGTAGTTCTATTTCTTTCTATTTGTTCTTCATTTACCTTCCAACCTATTGTTTTACCTGCGGTAGGTGTTAAATTATACCCATACTCAAGAAATCTTTTATCTTCACCACGAATGTATTCTTGTGCAAAAAGTTCAGTGTCTAAATAGTATTGTTCTAGCTCAAGTAAAAAATTATTTAATTCAATTTCATCTTCTATAAAATCAACTATTTCTACTATTTCATAAATAAATACTTCCTCTCCATAGCATTTCCAACTATTTTGTAAATGGTTATTTATATGAATACCTAGCCTTAATTCTCTTAAATGTTGCCAAGAAAGTCTTTCATATAAATCAACTGTAGAACCAATGTATGGTTTATTTGTTATAGTGTTAATTATTTTATAAACTCCTGGTAAAAACCTGTATTGTATATCTATTTCCATTTTTAAAAATACCTGTTATAAATCAAAATACTTTATTTCTTTTAAAAAAGGAGTAGAAAATTTCTACTCCTTAATATTAATTATTAATTAATACCTTAAACTGTGTGTGTCCTGCCCACATTTATGAATCTCACAAATTTTTGAGGTGCGCTCAAGACACACGATAAAAATGAGAACACGATAAACCTACGGCTCATTGAAATTACTGCCAAATCAAGTTTTGATGGAGGAGCAAGTTGCTTAATAGCCATTACTTCATCATCCATCTGTGTTACAAACGCCCCTTCTGTATTTGGTAAGAAGTAACCTAAGTCACCAATATGACCAGCAGCTGCATTGTTATAACCATTAGTCAACTGTGTAGCTGAAACTTTAAACAGTGGGTAAAAAGTTAAACCAGTAGATGAACCTGCAGTTGTTACTGCTGTACGGTAGATATAATAACCTGAAGCTGCATTTGCACCAGTACCTGCGGTTATTGCCAGATCAACTCTATCACCTACAGTTATTGCTATTGCAGAACCAATAGGAGTTAAGTTAGATTGACCATAACGATTAATAGCTGCTACTGCATAATAAACATTACCTATTTCAGCTGTCAAATAATGACACATACTATCTGCGGCCAAAGTAGCAGTTACAGTTGCTGGTGCAGCTGGTGCTTTTGCATTGGTGGCTGCATCGGTAAGTAAATGAGCAGGGTCTGCTTTCATAAACTTATCACCCATTAACTTAATTGGGCCCATAGTTGTGGAAATTTCCTGGATATTTACACCTACTCCGGTTACAGCTGCGTTAACTCCACCACCGTACATAATACGTTGTGTCTCAAAATAATCCTGAGATATAGTTGAGATAACTGAAGTTGGACCAAATAGTACGTTAGCAGTACCATAATGGCTATCCACATTTACAGCAGCACTTTCAATATCAATTTGTTTAATTGACTTTCCACGCATATCAACTACGACTCCTGAATTATAATAAGCTTCAAAGTTTGGATATAGATACTCTGGTGTACCACCAATAGAAGCATGTTGTTTGTAGAAAGAGTCAAATTGTTGAGGAATTATATCACTATCTGCATTAGTTAAATACTTATCTGCAGAACGTAACACATTCATTAATTTATTCTTACATTCTTGACCATAGGCCTCAACATACGACTTAACCATTTGAGCTTGAATTGTAACTTCACCAGTTTGTTGTATGTATTTAACATAAGTTGCACGTCTTACATAAGTAGAGTCACTTACATCAGATAACTCACCTTCATCATAAAAGTTTGCATCAGAACCATAAGATTGCAATTGCAAGAATTCTTCTACTGTATTATATGCAACCATTTTAGGAACTGCACCCCATAACTTAATATCACTTGGACGATAATCCAATAATTTAAGTGTTTTTTCAAGTGATTCCACTTTAAGTGGTTCTTGAGTTAAAGGTAAGTTGGTTATATCCCTACCTGTAATTTCGCCCGCAACCATTGCTTTTTGCAACTCTTGCAGACCTTCTTGTTCTGTACCAAGAAATCCATCTTGGTAATCAGCTAAACTAATCATTTATATAAAAATTTTTTCATTATTTACGATGTATACCAATTTTTAAAAGATGCGATTTTAACCGATTTATAAGAATTTTTATAAAAAATTCGTTTTGTTTATTATCTTTTGAATTTATTACTAAATTCGTTATCTTACTACGTTAATACCTTGCTTCTCAAGACGTGCCTGAAATGCTGGAGTTAATGTTTTTGTAAATTCTATATTTTCAATACCCTTCTTCAACTCACTGTCATCTATACCCTTAGACTTCTGTAGAGTATAATCTGCAAACAATCTATCTGTTAATGCACCACAAGACGCTTTGTCTGATAATTGGTAAGTCATTGAACCTTCTTGTCCAGAACCTTCACTCTTCATAAATCTATCAACCGGTTTCGCTGTCACTCGTTGTACAGATTTTGGACCATCTGAACTTTTTGCAATTGCATTTACCGTAGTTTTTAATTCTTCGTTTTCTGCAGTTAATTCTTCAACTGATGCTTTTAAAAGTTCAGAGTTTTCAAAAACGCTTTTTAATATTACACCCATTGAACTAAACCTGTCATTAAGTCCATCATTTTGGGCTTTTAATAATGTTGTTAACGTATTTTCTACTTCTTCGCCTTCTGCCTTTTGTAAAGTGTCTTTGGTTGTTAGTGCTTCAATTGCTTTTGTTAACTCTGCAACTGTTTTTGATACTTCCGCTAATTGTAATGATATTGTTGGATCTACGACTGCGGTTATTGTACCACCTTCTTTTTCACCAGCTTCATATTCTGAAATTGCGCTTTCTACAGCTGTTTGTGATTCTGATAATGAGATTCCTTTACGGATACAGTCTTCAATATTTTCATCTTTTGACATACCTTTTTTAAGGTTTTCAACTGCAAATTCTTTTGATTTTTCCATTTCTTCTTTTTTCTTTGAAGCTTCTATTTCGTCTTCAGTGCCTTGGTTATCATCTTGTACTCCGCCTTCGGCTTTAACTATTTCGACTTCTTCACTTTTAGTTATTTGTGTATCTAGAAACTCAAATGCTTTTACTAGAGCCTCAGAAGTAATTCCTTCCATGTTGTTATATAATTTTGTGTTTACTGTATCAATGAATGTATAAATTTCTTTTGCTTTTTCAATATTATCAATATCATATTTAGATATTAATGATTTGTATATTTCGCTTTTCGCTAAAAGTTTTTTTGGTGTTCCTTCAATATCTGGTACTCCAAAAGTATTGGTTACGGTTTCTGCGGTTAAGGCTTTTTCAGTTTCATCTTCTCCTTCTATTGGTTGGTTTATTTCGCCTGATTCTTCATCTTCACCGTTGGTTGTTACAAAATCTTGTTCTTGTTCACCTTTCATAATTTGCATGAAGGTATTAGAGTTTTTAGGTTTATGGCATATCGCCACGTCAGTAATAGTTGCCTTTAAAACTTTCTTAGGGTTAAAAGGGTCTCTCTGTGTAGCATTGCCTTCTATACTGAACGATAAGTGGCGCCCTGTAGGGTCATTTTCTAATGCTTTTGCAAGTTTATAGATTTTTTGTGCCTCATCAACTTCCGGGTACAAAATACCCTCTAGATATAGAGCGTCTCCCCCGTTTATAACTTCACATTTAGTTGGACGACCAACTATAGTTCCTGAGGATTTCCCTGCTTGGTGATTATAGTTAATAAAACCTTTCTCCATTAAAGGCTGAAAGTCAAATCCATCTGGATGTAAAGTTTCACCATCAGAATCTTCAGTTTTAGAAGAACATATACCTTTAAATTTCATTATTTCCTTACCGTCTGCACCTTTAGATTTCTCTATTTTTTGCATTGGTATTTGAAAATTGAATTTATTTTGTACTTTTTTGGACATTTAGTTTTGATATATTCTTTAAAATTATGGATTAAAAGTTCTAAATCAAAAACTACCCTACTTTGTCTGAATACTCAAAGAAAAATCCACCAGCTTTACCATCCATTTTAATCCCTTTACAACAAGCTCTAATTCTATCAACACTTATATTAGTATTTCTTGAGGTTTCTTCTAAAGAATTATATTCTGAAATAAAATTATGGTTTATATCAAATTGTTTAACTTTAAGTTTTTTAAATATTACTTTTAATGGATTTTTCTTTAATTTCTCTTGATAGATTTCTTTATCATTTAGATAACACCAACCAAAACCAGCACAAGTTTTTGTTCTTCCAGTACATACAGGACTAATTAAAGATCCATCTATTTTTAATTCTTTAGTAATTTGAATACTATCATCCCATTCTTTTATAAATTCACCATCTAAGGTGAATTGACTTAACCCCTTTTGTCTTTGTTCTAAATCTTCTACATAACACCAACAAAATCCGCCTGCAGTTTTGGATTCTCCTTTCTTTTTACAAATATTCATAATAGAAGATTTATCAATACCTGTTTTAACCATTGCAGCTGTTAAAGATTCAAAGTGTTCAATCACTTCACCAGATAATGAAAGTTGATAAGTACTTTGGAAAAGATAATTATAAGTTCCAGGACGCCTTTTCTTACCTTTCTTTTGAAGAGAAAATTTTTCTTTAGTTTCAGGAGTATGCCTATACCCTTCAGTTCCTTCACCACCGTCTGTTAAGTTTGTTAAAGGTCCCTTCTTTTTATCTGCACAACCAATTACTCGTATTAAAAATCTTTCAGAAAAAACTGATTCTTGAAAACTTATATTTTGTTTAACAAGAAAAATAATTGGTAAATGACCACTTTTAATAATTTCTCTTATTTTCTTTTTCTTCTCTTTATTTCCACATTCATAAAAACCTTCATCTTCTAAATTGTTTCTTACTTCTCTTAAATGTTCAGTTTTCCTACAGTCACAACCCCGTCCCACATAAAATGGTTCACCAGGTAACAATACATTGATTAGTTTAATTATATATTTTTCTTTTCTTGGATCACATAATATATAATTATAGTAATCTGTTCTTAAGATTATTTGTGTTTCCTCTTCAGTTTTTAGTTCTAGTTCTGTAGGCATTATACTTAAATATAGGTAATAAACTCCTCAAAACGCAAAAAACCCTAACTGCCTTTTGACAATTAGGGTAACAAAAAAAGAAAAAAGAATTTAGATTCTAGTCTTTTGGTTTATCTGGATTTTCTTTCTTCCAGTTATAATATTTTATTATGTCTTCATCCTTGTACGGGTCAAACCCTGCAGATCGTACATTTTTACCATAAGTAGTAACTAACCGTTTATAATTTCCGTTTTCAAATTTGTGTAAATGGATTCCTGGTTGACGTCCATAATTTTGACGGTCACGAATTATTTTAAAATCACCTTCGGCTGGTTCTTCAATTTCGTTCCATTTATTTTTAATGGTTTCTTCTAGTTTGTCTTTATACTTTTGAACTTCTTTTTCTTGTTGTTTGATTTGTTTTGGTAGATATTTAACTTGTTCTTGAATTCTTTCGTAATGCCTTGCTTTTTCTTGAGCTATGTAGTCATAAAATTTTTCAGGTCCTTGATTTCTTAAATGAGACCCTTCATTTGTTTCTTCATAAGTTTTAGGATAAGAGTATTTATCTTCCCATTCTTTATCTGAAATTTCTTTGGTTATATCTTTAATTTTTTCGTATTCAGATTTTGTACGTTCAAGGTACCCTTCTGTTCTTTTTATTTCTTCAACCAGTTTATCTTCTTTCTTCATTGCCTTCACCCGGTTTTCAATTTTTGCGGTGAAAGGGTTATGAATTGCGGGTAAGTCTGTTTTGATTAAATAACGATAATGCCATGCCTGAATATTATATCCACCTGCGGTTATACAATCTGTATCAAAATTATATACTTTTCCTTCTCGTTCAATTTGAGATTTTATTTCTACCCCTTTTGCAGTATTAGAAAAAGTCATTGGGTAACGCTCTGAAATTTTATCTGTTTTCTTAATATATTTTCCTAGTGAACTTAAAAGTTTGCCTATTGTTTCTATTTCACAATATTCTTTATCACGCTCATCAAATTTTAAAGGATTTGGTTCATGGTTTTCACAAAATTTACGTGTCGCCTCAACTACTGCATCAAGTTTTGGTTGAACTTCAATCAGTATTTTATTTATGACTGGATATTCGGCTGTTCCAAACATACGTGCTGCATAATCAACAATATTACTGTTGGTTGAAAGTTTTTCTTTTGAAAATTTTAAGATTTCTTCACTATACTTTTCATATATTTTTTTTGCTTCACCTTTATTTATATTACTAAAAGTTTCTTCCCCTGGTAGAACTATTCCATATATACCACTTTCATCTGCATTAAAACCAAATATATATTCCTTACCATTTATTAAGGTTTTTATATTTCCATTATTTAGTTTTTTAAGACTTCCAACTTCCTTATTACTACTCAAGTATTTTTTAGCATGTTCAATATGGTGGGGTTCGGCAGATACTCTTTTACCACCTGGTAATTCAAGAAGGTGTTTTCCAGTTTTTTCGGATATATGTACCCAACCATCTGTATGTTTTACCCATTTTTGTCCTGCCCAAGTTCTTACTTCACCAATTTCTGCACGTTTTCCACCTTTTTCAAGGTCTGAAGTGTACATATCAAGAATTCTTTCTGAGTTTTGTTTATCTTGTGGAGTCATGGTTAAATTGGTTTTTATAAGTTTTTAAGATAAGTATAAACTTTACCTGCAACCCAAAATAAATTTTCACCTAAATCTCTGTTATGGTCATAGTCATTTAAAAATTCTACTATGCAATCAATTGAGTATTTTTTGTTATTATTTTTGATAATATCAATAAGATCTTGAGTACACTTATTTATACCAATTATATTTAATGCAAGTTCTATTTTAGGTGAAGTTTTCATAATTAATCTATTATAAGTTCTACAAATTCAGAATAGTAGTTATATACTTCACTGTACCCAGATGAGTGTCCGTGACTATATGCGATTGAATAAAGTTTACCAGCTTTTGGATGTCCTGTTACACCAAATTCTTCTTCCAAGTCTTTTATAAACTCATCACCTAAACGGGCATTTTCATTACCGTATTCAATCTGTAATTTTTTAAGGTTTTCATTAAATTTTTCAGATTGTGACTTTTCAAACTCTTTTAATTCTTTATATGTCCCTACAAAGTTTTGAAGTTCCTCATCTTCACCTGGTTTGTAGGTTGGATGACCTGGGTAAGTAAGTTTATTTTCATAATACCCTTCTCTAATTTTTTCTTGTACGCTTTCCATTTTTGTTACATTATTTCAATAATTTCAAAAGCTGATTTATAAACTATCAATTTCTTTTTAGTTAAATCTTTTATAGTCCCAAAAGAAGTACTTTTTAGTTCATAATTTGCTGAAGAACTATCCCAGGTTTCAATTGTTGCTGAAGAACTATCCCAGGTTTTGATTGTTGCTGAAGAACTACCCAAGGTTTCAATTGTTGCTGAAGAACTACCCAAGGTTTTGATTGTTGCTGAAGAACTACCCAAGGTTTTGATTGTTGCTGAAGAACTACCCAAAAAGACTAAACTAACTGAATTCTTAACTTCTAAACTAACAATTTCAGAAACATAAATACCTGACTTGTTTAATAAATCTTTACCAAACCAGTCTTGTATATCATCAGTAGTAAATAATTTATTAGTAATAACCCAATGAATGTTATCTTTAATAACTTGTAGTAGTTCCTCTGAGTTAGAAGAAGAAAGAATTCTTTTAAATTCTGGTTGACAAGCACTTAATCTTTTACAGTTTTCAATTGTGTAATTTTTAAGCTCATCAAATGATGGTAAAGTTTTCATAATTTTTTCTTTTTGTTTGATATTGTAAATATAACAATAAGAATTGAGCTTTTAAAATTTATTTGAAAACTTTTATAAAACTACATTTGACAACTTCCCTGCACTGTCAATATCCGCAGTTACCAGTGTTTGGTTATTACGTTGGTCAATTATTTTAACTGTATGTGTTTGGTTTGGTAAGTCAGATTTAGTTATGTCTGAAATATAGTGAAGTGGATCTATACTCCAATTTTCTGCAAGAAGGTCAAGACTATATAACTGTTGGTCATTTAAACCATCTTCATAATATATACCTTTCATCATATTACCAAGTGTGGTATTTATATTATGTTCAAGTTTAATATTTGCAGGTCTATCATCTTCAATTTTTTCTGTATGGTGATATTCTTGTCCCACTATTCCTTCATGTCTGTTTTCATAATTATCAACATAAGTTCCCTTCTCCATTTTATCAGGACCAACCTCTGCAGTTACTTCAAGATCTTTGTCTGTACTTACCACATGATTATCAGTTTTTATTTCATTAGGTTTAGTTTCAACTGGTGTATTTTCATCACCTACTGCCTTATCTAAAATTTTTTCAAACTCCTTAGCGGTAGTTTCAAAGAAGTTTTCTTCACCTTTTTTTAGTGGTTTCTTTGCAGCTGCAATTGCTGCTTTTTCTTTTTCATCTTTGATGTGTTCTTCTTTCTTTCTACGGTCAAGTTCTTTATGTGCAATTTTTCGTAGTTTTTCATCACCTGATCCTTTGATTGTTTTATTTAAACTTTCTTCTGAGGCACTACGAGCATGTTTTTTAAGTTTGTAATCTGAATGAGGATCTGCAGTACCTAGGCGTTGTTCATCTTCGGTTGGTTCTTTGTCTTTATCTTCAGGTTTTTTAACTTCTTTTGCTTTGATTAGTGCGTTTATTAAGTCATCATCTGCCTTTTGGATCTTTTTTAATTTTAAATCTTCATCTTTATGATATGGTTCAAACTTTATACTTGCAGATGAACCTCCTGCAATTATTTTAGAAGGTGGTGAAGAGGATATTATTTCAAAACCTCTTTTTTCAAGTGCAGATTTTACTTCTTCAAATTTTTCAAGTGATATATGGTTTAAACTTAAAAGATCTGGATTATAACCACCTTCATTTAAATTATAACCTTTAGACTCATTAGTAAAACCTCTGATTGCAGTTGTTTGAGTTGTAGATGCAGAAATACCAACTTCTTTTAATGCTTTACGAACTTCAGTATGGTTATATTTAAATTGGTCAATTTTTTTATTTGACTTATCAACTTCATGTTCATCTCTTTTTAATGCTGCACGTTTCCATGGTTCCATTTTACCATAACCTGAACCATATTTTTTACGAGTTTCAGATAATCTACTTAAAGATCTATCTCTTGAGTTTACTAATTGGTTATGTTCTTCACGGTGTAAGTCAGTTGTTTTTTCTTTCTTTTCTATTTCAGTTTCAACTGGTTTCTTAAAGTTTTCAACCAAAGATTTAAACTTTTCTAAACCTATATCATTTTTTATATAGCTAATTGCATCGGTTTTTGCCTCAGATAAAGTATATGTTGGTGACATAACTGGTATTTTGGTTTCAGTTTTATCCTCGTATATATCATAAAAACCCTCATTATTAATTTTATAATTAAAACTAATACCTTCTATGCCTAAGTCTACTTTACCTTCTTTTACATTCTTTTTAGTGTTGTTTGAAATTTTATAATTAGGAGAATTTCTATAAAGTTCCTCTACACCTTTTTTATCACTTTCTTTTTTTGCACCTAAAGTTGTATTTTCACCATTATGGTATAAATCATGTCCAAAGTTATTTTTCTTCCATTCAAACTCATCTTTACTACTCTCAATATGTTTAAGTTTCTGTTCACCCATTTTAATCATCTTATCATTTTCCTCAGGGTCAGTAGAACTTCTATTGAACTTCTGGAATATAGTTTGGTTTTGACCAATTAGTTCAGCTGCATCCTTATGGTCTTCTTTTGTGAAATTTTTATGGTCAGGATGTTCAAAACCTGAATGAATTGGTTTACCACTTTTTGTATACCCCATTACCCACTCTCCAGGTTTATCTACTTTCTTTACCTCATCATAAAATTTTGTAAATGCCTGAAGTGGTGTTAATTCATTATCAGGGTCGAACCTATCTCTAAATTCTCTTGCAGTTTGATTTGGTACATCTTTTTTGTTTTTTACTTTATTAAATGCTTCTTCAAGTGAAGAGGAGGTATTTACTATATCTTTAAATTCTGAAAAGTTATCAATTTCCTCTGGTTTATTTTCCTCTCTAAACTTTTCTCTTTCTTCAGTAGTTGAACCTGATGGTAATTTATTTTCTAAATACTTTTTAGCATGTTCTACATGACTTTCACTTGCAACTTCACGTTTACCTCCTGGGCGTTCAAGTATATGTTTACCTTTGTCTGAAACGTGTACCCATCCATCAATGTGTTTTACCCATTTTTCTTTACCCCATGTACGTACCTCTCCAATTTGGGCACGGGCACCTTTGATGAGTTCATCTATTTCTTCATCAGTTATCTCACTCTTTACTATTTTACTTCCACGTCCTTCTCTTTTTTGGAGTTCTATATGGTGAAGATCATGTCCATTATCCAGTAATACATGACCAGAATGTGGGTTTACACTAACTACTTTTGCAGTTTCAGTTCCTGTTTTACCAAATTCGTAATCTCTATGGTAAGTTACTGATTGAGATCTATGGTAAGGAATTTGGTTATTACCAACTAATTCACCTGAGTTATATATCGCTTTACCATTTTTATCATGTCCAACTATTTTACCTCCACGAGAGCCTTCTCCACCTTTTTCAAAATCTGGTTGGTCAGAATAATGTACAGCTGAAAAACCATCTTTATCTTCTTTGTCTATTTTAAAAGTTGGTTCTTCTACCATTTTATTTTTAGAACTATCATAATGTTTTCCTCCTTCATTCCAATGGTGTTTCCAATCTGAAGAATTTCTCTTTAAAGTATTACCAATATTAGCATGAGCTGTTTCTGCATCCTCATGGTCTTGATGGGTAAAGTTTTGGTGTGAGGGATGGTTGTGGTCTTCATAAATGGGTTTTCCACTTTTCGTATGTCCAATAATATGACCTCCACGGGAGCCTTCTGATTTTTTTAGAATATTATATTTAAGTGTATAATCTAAAAATGTATCAAGATCTACATTACCCTTCTCAAATTCGACTTTTACTATTTCATAGTTTTTATCTAGTTCATCAGCTAAATTAAGATTTGGTTCCTCATTATTTTCAATTGGTTCTTCTACAAAATTTGGAAATAAATTTGAAAGTGTAGTACCAAGATCTAGTAAGAAATCGTATTCAGGTATCTCAGATGTGTCTATCCATTCAAATCTGTAATGTTCTTCATTATCCAAAATGAGTTGTGGATCTGTTACATTTCCTGTAAAGTAATGAATTGTACAATCTTCTTTTTCTATAGTTTGTAAAAATTCAAGGTCTGCAATTATATCTGTTTCTTCATCAAGTTCACGTTCTGCACCTTGTTGTATTGTTTCTCCTGGATCAAGATGCCCGCCTGGTAATGACCATTTTCCTGGTCCAAATGAGGCGTTATAAGAACGTTGTAAGATAAGTAACTGTCCTAAATAATTTAGTACTATTGCATCACAGTAAACAGTTTTCTCTTTTGATTTTTTAAGACCAAAAGTATCTTGAAAGGGGCTTACAATGTATTTATTATATAATTCTCCAAGATAAGATTTTGATAATAATCCCCCTGGTATTTCAATTAAATCTTCCATTTTTAATTTATTAAATCTTTATCAATACTTCCCATTATCGCACCACCAATTTGGTTATTATAAAAGTCATATAAATAATAATGTGATATAGTTCCTGTAATTATAAGTGCTTTATAGGCATTTAGACTATTAGTTTTTAATAAAACTGTCTTTTTAGTTGTTGGGGTATGTTTAATCATTAGATCTTTCTCTATGCCAAGAACCATGGTCAATATGTTCTTCTTTTTTAATTTTAGAATGAGAATATTTATCATGGTTTTTAGAGTTATCTTTACCTTCTAAATAATCTTTATTTGATGCAGATAAGTTTTTTTGTTCTTCATCTGCATATTTTTCAGCATGTTTAATATGTTCTTTTTGAGCATCTTGGTGGTCTTCTTTTGAAAAATCAGAGTACTTACTCATTACTTCTTTACTTCTTTCGTAAATAGGTTTTCCAGATTTGGTATGTCCTATAACTTTTCCTCCCTTACTACCCTCACCACCTTTTAAAAGTTCATCTGCATTGGAATAACAAGCTAATATTCTACTCGCATTACCTTTATTAAATTCGTTTATCATAATATTAATTTTCTAACGCTTTTTTAAGTTCATCACTATAATAAATTGTCCGCATTTTTCTAAATATTTCCTTACTACCTATTATTTTTTCAACTGGTATAATTCCGTTTGATCCGTATCTTAATCCTGATACTGTTTTCTTCTCCCATTCAGTTTTTTTAGAAAGAGGGTACTTACAATCTTTAATTGAAAAGAAAGCATAATCTGCAATTTCTTGGTCTAAGAATCCCTTCGCTTTAAGATTAGTATGGAATTCCTCAGAAACTGTACATATTGGTGTTATCTTTTTAGCAATTTTGTTTGCACTATTTAGATATACACTTCCTTCATCTCCTATTAATTTTTTACGTCCATCTGGATATTCAATTGCGAGCAATGGTTTATGGTCTTCACCTTTGACAAAATTAATATAATTACGCAGTTGTTTTTTATCTACCCCATCCTCCCTTATTGTTTGATGACTTAATTTCCAAGGGGACTCAAACTGAAGTTTTATATTATCCTGTACATTACGCTGTTGACTGAATAGTTCTTTATCAATATTTTGTCGGAGAATTGGGTCAATGTTAGTGTTAATAATATTCTCAACTGTAACTGTCTTACCATAATGTGGATTAATTATTTCAGAACTATCTCGGTGTAATCCTTCTACTGCATTTTTATCGAGAAGATTATTAATCTCAGTTTTGTACTGATTGTAAAAAGAATAATATTCTGCAAATGCCTCTTCCGGACTTTTATGAGCGTACGCTGTTATTAGATTAACATTATTATTTAACCCTGTCCGTTTTATGTCTTTATCACCACCGGTTGCATGATAAGTTCCAAGTTCATCTTTATCAAGATAATCCCAACCCCATCCGCATTGTCTTGAAAAATCTCGGTATTTGGTTTTTTGTGCTCTATGAAATTTTTCTGATACTGCATGACCAATCTCATGAATTAATACAGATACAAACTCATTTCCACTGTTTAGTTCAGAAAATTTGTCGGTGGAGGACATTGCACTGTTTGAAAGGTATATAGAATTATCGCCTGGTGAATAATGTGCATAGTTTCCTTTATCTGAATACGCAGTGTCTTTCTCAATTTTTCGCAGAAGATTATTATTTAAACAATGTCCTGGTGGAAGGTAATGTATTATTTTTTCAAAAGTATGAAGTGCCGGTATGTCTGCAACATCCCAGTTACCCTCTAAATTCTTATTATAGAGTTCTTGGAAACGAAGTTGAAAAATTATTGAAAGGTCGGTTGATTCTCTCGCTAATAATTTCTTTTTAAGTTCGTCAGCTTCATTTAAGTTAGTATAAGGACTAATATAATTTTTTTCATGACCATCTTTACTTCTTACTATTACATCACCATCTGAAGAAATTCTGAGAAGAGTTACATCTTCATATTTATTATTAAAATCAGGTACCTTCTTCCCTATAAAATCAGTTAGATTAATTTCTTTATCTTTTACTATAGAACTATTATCTAACTTCTCATAAAATTCTTTGGTCGGTACATTTATTTTACAACCTATCTCTTTCTCAAAATCTTCAACTTCATCTTTCTTTATTCTCTCTATATTTTTCTTGATGTATGCAGAATATGTATCTTCTAATTTTTTACGGAAAGATTCACGTACTCCCCAATTATCCTGAAAAGCGTTATCCATCTCAGATAACATTTTATCTCTTAATGCCCGTTTGATGGGAAGTTTTTCGTAAGTATCTCCAAATGACTGTAGTAGCTTTTTGTTACGAGCGTAAGTTTCAAGTTGTATTGGATCTTCAAAGTTTTCTCCTTGTTCTAGGTATTTATTAACCCGTTCAAGGACATCTTTTAGTTCGGTGATATCTTTGGGGTTAAAACTTGAATTATTCTTGTAATTTGATTTAACTTCGTCTTTTATGTCCTCTATTCTTTCTTTTGAGAGAACTAATTTTTCATTACTGTTTTCATCAAGAACCGCCTGAGTAATTGCTGCCTTTAAATCAATTTTATCACTGTTATAACGTTTGGAAAATTCAGAAAGGAAACTATATCCTTCTATTCCGTAGAAGCCTGAGTATTGTTTGAAATCTTTTGGTGAGTATATAGAACCTGAAGAGGGACGAAATTCTGAAATTTCCTTGTCAAGCCAAAGTCCACCATCAACAGGATCTGAATAAGATTTTATCCTTTTAGCAAGCCTGTCAAGAGTATCTATTGCATCAGAAATATATTTTGGAGGGGTAGGTAAAGGCATCCAACCATCATTCCATAAATTATTATCCATGAATTTGATAACAGGACCCGAAAGCCATACACGACAAGCTCCCACTGGGCACTTACGAGGTCTTTTAGTTTCAGACATTTGGATGATTTCTCTTTATATGTTTTACTACATTACCTTTGTTACTGATAAAGTCGCAGTGGGGGCAGGTTTCTTTTTCTTTTGCTATTTTAGTAAAATAACCATTTAAAGAAAGTAACTTTAATGTTTCTTCTGATTTTTTTCTACCAGTATTAGCTATCCTAAGTATTTCTTTTTGGTGGTGAGGGGTATTATAAATTTTTTCTCTTTTATCACCTAATAATTTACAGTTTTCATTATGATATTTTTTAATTGTTCCTGAATTACCATTATAATTACAATGAATACAAGTTTTATCTTTATTAATTCTATTAGGGTTTTCTTTACAATAGTCAAAATGAGTAGTATGCATCCCTGTAGCTTTACCTGATTTATTACACCAAGGACAAGTAACGGTTTTTACTTCTACTATAATTCTTTCAGGATTTTCTTTACAGGTTTTAATATGAAAGCCCATACCACTTTTTCTTTTACCATCTTTTAAACACCAAGGACATTGGATTTCTTTATCACCTTTTTTAAGATTTATATTATCTGGATTTTTTTTACAATTTTCAAAATGATAGGTATTTTGATATTTACCTTTAATAACTTCCTTTTGACAAAAATTGCAAATAACTTTTTCACTTATTTTAGTTATATAAGTTGGACTTTTTTTACAATTTTCATTATGCCACCTGTCAATACTTTGTTTATCACATAACTTTTGACAATATTTGCAAGGAAATTTTTCTCTATTTTTATTCCTATCACTTGCAGCTTGCCTTTGCTCTAAAGTAGGTTTATAATTATTAGGATTTATTTTATGTCTTTCACTTACTTGTTTTGCAAGATTTTCTTTATACTCAGGACTACTCCTGATTAATTTCATTTTTTCAATTCTTTTTTCATGGTAAACAATACCATTAAAACCTAGACCACCATCTGTCCAATTACATAGAATCCCTGTACCTTTATCTACCCTCCCGTGTAAAGAAATGAATTCTATCTCTTTTTCACATGCTTGTTCTAAAGTAAGGTATTCAAAAAGAATCTCAATTATAGGTTCTAATCCTTTTTCTTTAAGTTCATCAACAATTTTATACCAATCTTCATTTCTTTCACCTTTACTTTTTGCATAAGGTCTCCAAGAATCTTTTCCTATACCTACATAAAAGGGTTGATTAATATCTGGTCGAATATGTCTATAAACACAATGCGTTCCACAAATTAAATCTGTACTAGTAGGTAATCTTTTTTTCATTAACCAAATATACAAAGAAATTATTTAATTTCTTCTAATTTTTTCCTTCTTTCTAATTCAGCTAATAATGTAACTGTAGATTGGCTAATTTCCCCTCCATTTTCAAGAGTAAGAAAAGTAATCATTAGTTTAGTTAGTTCATCAGTAGTATATTGTGAGTATATTTCTTTAGTATCCATTTTTTTATTACTAATATTTATACAATTCTTAAAGAAATTAATGCAGCTTTATAAAATTCTTCTTTAGAAAATTTACCTAATCTCCTTAAAGATTGTGCATCTCCTATAATCTGACCAGCAGTTCTACCGTTAACTTGCTCAATTCTAAGGTAGTCTTTAAATTCCTTTAAAAAATCTACCATTAATTCCCTATCTTCTTTTGAAGCAGTTATTTCTTCCCCCTTATCATCTTTTAGTTTTATTTTATACTTGATTTTATCAATTTTTTCTAATGTTTGGTCCATATTCATTGTTAAATCAATAGAACCTGATCTTGAGTCTATAAGTGGTTGAGGTAAATCAGAAGCTTTAAGATTAGTTATACTTATAATACGTCCTCTAAACTTACACATTCTAGGACAAGGCTCACCATTGATATCTTTTACTTTATCACCATTACCATTACGTACTACCCCATCTCCTGTAGTATCACAAATTTTCTTAAGCCAATTAACCATATCATCTCCCCCTGTAGTATCCCAAATAGAATCTAAGTCATCAAATACAATTAATTTATTTTTATGTTGGCATAATTGCCTCCACATATCAGTTTTACTAAGTGACCCTGACAAAAGAACATAATCATATTCGTCTTCATTATCCATACCACCCAACTCAGGGTCATCATCGTATTGTCTTAACTCTAATTCTTGTGCAATTTGTTCAAAATCATACGTTTTACCCAACCCGCCGAGCCCAAATGCAATTAATGATCTTGGGTAACCAACTTGTATTGTATCTCTTAGTTTTCTATTATATGCCTCCCAACGGTTATCCATTGATACACCATATTTTGCAGCAAGTTCTCTTTGTTTTTCTACACGGTATTTTTCAAAATCATTAGTTTTAAGTGCCTCCTTCGCCTCATGTATCGCCATCGACACCGGAACCTGTACTCCTGTCACTGGATCTTTCGGTAAAATTTCTGAACCTCCTAATAATGCTTTGTGGTCATCTCGGAATTCTTTATGTTTAACGCCCGCATTGTAGAGTATATCGTATGCTTTTTGAGGTGCTGCACCAGTAAGGTTAGAAAGTGTATCTTTGTCATAGATGCCTTCATGTGCAAGATTTTTGACTTTTAGGTCAGGAGACATAGAGTCATGATTAACAATGTTGTGGATTCGTTGTTCTGAATTATCACCCGTTACGTCTTCTCCTACATTTTTATATACATGTTTTAGACTTGGTGCTTCATCATGTTCATTTACCCACCTGATTGCTTGATGAGTTTGTCCGTTTTTCATTGTTACGGTGACTTTTTTTGGAGTAAGTCCTGTCCGTCCGATTGCTTTACATAACATATCTTTGTCGTTTAAGATATCAAAGGCTTTATTTAAATTGTTTTTATCTTCTATGGATTTTTTGAGTTGTGAGATAGTTTCTTCTTCACTTTTTTGTATTTTATTTTGTCCTAAAAATGTAGGATCTTTTTTTCTAAATTCATTTATTAAACCCTCTTCAGCTTTTTCTCTTTTTTCATGTTCTCTAAAATGATGTGCAGAAGCTTCATCTGATTGAGTATGGGTTAAAGTAGACTTTGGGTTATTTAAATCAGCATGAATATTACTTGCTTCAAGATGTTCAGAGGAAGTAAAATCTTTGTGAGAGGGGTGGTTATAGTTTTCGTATACTTTAGAACCTAATTTTGTATGTCCTATTACTCTCCCTGAGCCTACCCCACCTTTTTCTAAGTCAGGTTCATACATTGATAAAATTTGTGCTTTACGTATGTCTATAGGAAGTTTGTCCATATTTTACTTATAATAAGGGTTAAAGGTAATGAAAATTTTTTAAAAATTATAAAGTACTTTAAATGTTACAGAATGAGGGTAGTTCTATAGATTTTTTGTAACAGAATAGGGGTAGTTAGTTTCCCAACATTTGACAGCAAATAGGGTTTTGTGTATTTCGTTGGATTTTTTAAAATAATGAGACTGTCCAGTTAAAACGCCTACCTAATTAAAGGCTATCCAGCTTTTTCTCCTGCTTCATTATTTTAAACCCAATATTTTTTGTCACCAATTGTTAGTTCAACTTTTGGTCGTATTCTTTTTGAAGGAGTAGTTATATCAAAAGATTTTGAACCAGGATTCCATTTATTCCCCTTTTGTGTATAGAATAACATACACCTGCAAAAAGGATGTAGGGGCGAAATTGTCGGTTTCCATTCAGCTGTTTTCCTACCAATATTTGTACCGTTCGCTATAAGTTCAGACAATTTAAATATCCTTGGTTCACTTCCTACCCCTTTTGTCAAATAAAGACTTACACAATGTTTACAAGCACCTTCAAAAACAGACTTGTACACTAATGAGTCTTCTCCGTAAGTATTTGCGATATATTCCGCCTTTCCTCCTTCAAATGCTGATTGACAATTGTATTCTACTATTCGGTCAAAGTTTCTTGTCCAATCACCGGTTTTTCTTGCAATATCATTGGCGATTTGTTTTACTGTTTTTTTGTCGTATAGTCCTTTTGTTTGTTCTTCTCTCAAAAATTTTCTCTGTCCTTCTAAACTTTTATCAACCAATATTTGGTTAACATCGTTAAATATATTTCCCTTTAACGTTTTTATATCTTTTAATGCCTGGTTTTTTATGATATTAAGTGTATATTTTTCTGTTTGAGTAAGTGGTATATAATGACCTTTCTTTACATAGTTTTTTAAGTCATCAAAGGAAAGTGTGTTTATATTGTCTCGCAGTGCATCGGATAACAGTCCAAGATGAAAACTTGTTAGTAGTGCATCATTTTCTGGTAGGTAAAGGTCATTGATGTCTATTCCGGAATTTGTTAATACTTCTTTATCTGAGGTTGATAAATATTCTATCCCCAGATTTTCTCCAATGAAGACCAAGTGGTTGTGGTCTATAATTTTGAGTAGTTCCTCTACTTGGTTTGGGGTTAGTATCATTTGGTTAAAAGGTACGTAATTTTATTATCCGAAGACCATTTAAAAATTTCTTCACAATTACAATTAAATGGACTTTCATTTAAATTAACTGGATGGTATTCTCCTGTTTTTATTTCGTAGTTATTAACGACTTCAACTTGTGTCGTAATTAATATATATTTAAAGTCAAGTTCTCTTACAAGTTTTAAGAATTCATTTATTTCACTGTTTGACCAGTGGATTAGTACATCTTTAACTATTAACAGGTCATAATTATTATGAAGAAGTATATTATCTGATTGGTATTGGAATTTTATATTATCTTCTGAATATAGTTCATTGTTTTCTTCTACAATTTTTTGTACACAATCAAGACCTAAGTATTTTATCCCTGACCAATTTATTAGTTTTGAAAACTGCCAATCTCCACAACCAAAGTCCAGGCAGGTTTTAATATTTTTGTCTTTAAGAAATTTTTGTAAGAATTCTCTATACCCTTTAGTTATTTCAATTGATGAACCTCCTCCTGACCCTTGTCCTTTACCCCATTTTTCACTACGAATTATATCGCTAAAAATCTCACTATGAGTTTCTTCTACATCAAATATATCTTTATATTTTGGAAATTCATGTAGTAAACGCTGTTTAACACGTTCCATGGTATCTAAATCACGCTTTGAAGCTCCCCAAAGATGTACAAGTCCTACTTTATCCCTGTATGTTGATACATAAAAATCATCTGCAAGTAAGGTTTGTGCCTTTATGTTATCTCTACTAATTAAACTAGAAGAAAAAAATTGCTCATATAAGTGGTTATGAGAATGTTTGTCTTTTATTCCATCCCAAGTATTTTTATTACGAGGGTTAAATAAATACTCATCTACAATTTTTTTCCATTCAACTATAAATTCTAGTGAATTACAGCCTACCACCCCACAATTATATGCAAACTGAGGTAGGTTTTTAAACAGACTAAAATCAAGTTTTGGAAAAGTTAATGCCTCGTCTATTAAACGAGTATACCCTGTATGTTCTTTAAAATATTCTTTATTCTGAAATAATAGTGGTGCCTCAAGTTTTTCTTGTGGAATTTTGTTGAAAACTATCACATCATTGTCAATGTGAATAAATGGTTCCTCTTGGATTGAATATGCATAAATTTTAGCATATGCCCAGAAATCTGGATTTAGAGTATCAAATTCTGTTGGGAAAAATTTTACGGTATCGAAAGGTAAGTCATATTTCTTAATCAGTAGTTCATACCCTGCCTTATTAGTTACAAGTTCAACTGTTTCAAATTGTTTTTTGGAGTATTCAAGTGAAAGTGCAAGTGTTTGTCCTAAATGGCGATTTTTTAAGAACCCTCCATTTACTGCAATCCCTCCAGGTTGCCAAAGTGAGTATACCGCTTTACGTATCATATATAATAAAAAAAACCTTATCTACTTAATTAAAAGTAAAAATAAGGTTTTTATTTTTTTGAAAAGAATTTAAGTTATAACAAGTCTTTACCAATCGGAAATCCTCCGCCTGAACTTAAAGGCGTGGCATCAACTAAAACTGAAGAGGTTCCTTTAGATTGGTCAGTTATAGTCAACTTAAGAAAATTATTATTTGCAAAAGTTATAAAACTAGGTACATCATAGTTTAATTGTTTGAAGTTCATTGCAAGTAAACTATGATCTACATCAGTAAGTCCCTTTATCTGCATAACTGTAAAATTTCCTAAATTAGAACCTATAAGGTCTACTTTGTATTCAACCAGGAGCGTATTATTTATATCGCTAAAAATTAATGATTTCAACTTTTTATTTTTTTAATTGTGTATTATTTTTTTAATTGTGTATTATTTTACTATTTTTAATTTTTTGCAGTTTTTGCAAGTTCCCTATGAGCATCTGCTCTATCAAGTGCTTTAGAAGAACGTTCTTTATTACCTATATCCCTGTTAACTTTTGTAGCATCTATATGGTCTTGTTTTGTAAAATCTTTATGGTCTTCATGATGAGGGTCATTCATTATACTTTTACCTGATTGAGTTTTACCTATTTCTCTTGAACCACCATTAGCAACTGACCTCATAGACTCTTCATGTTTATTTGCTTGGTCAAAATGGTGATTTGCTTTTTCATTTGCAACCGAGGCTCTTGCTCGCCTATCACCAAAACCTGTACCATCTGATTTAGGTATTTTAGAATCCCAATGTTTCTCAAGGTCTTTATGAAGTTGTGCTGCTTGAAAATGTTCATTAGTACCAAAACTTTTATGTGCAGGGTTATCTGCATTATCATAAATAGGTTTACCTGTAGAGGTATGTCCAATAACTTTTCCACCTCTACTTCCTTCACCACCTTTTTCTAAGTCATCTTCTGCCTTTATCAACATATCAAACTGGTCTTTTAACCCGTTATATGCCTCAGACTTTTGTAACTCATTATAGCGTTCTTTATGACCATGAGCTTTTGCTTCATGCCAAATATTTTTTTTGGTACCTTTATTATGTTTATCTGCTTCCCTTTGGTGATGTAAAGCTCCACCTTCATGATCTTCTTTTGAAAAACCTACATAATCATGAGCAGATTGGTTTTCGTAAATAGGCTTTCCACTAATTGTATGACCAATGACTTTTCCCCCATGATCTCCTTCTGCTTTTTCTAACTCATCAATTACCTCACTCTTTATCAACATATCAAACTGGTCTTTTAACCCATTATATGCTTCAGACTTTTGTAACTCATTATAGCGCTCCTTGTGGTATTCAACTTCTTCAACTAAATTCTGTGCTTTACACAATTCAGTTGCAAACTTATGGTCAACTTTAGTGAAGTTTTCATAAGACTCATCTGTCATATTGTATACTTCTTTACCCGACCTTGTTTTACCAATCACCGCCTTTACAAGAGTTTCAGATTGAGTTGTTTCTACCTTTTTCTCAGGTAATTTTCCATACATTGAAAGTATGTTTATTGCGTTACGCTGGTCTGTGACTGTTTTAAATGCCATTTATGTATAAAATGAGTTCTTTTACTGTTGTTTTTAACGTTTTTTGATAGTTATCTTTAAAAGACCTTTCAATTACGTTTTGTATTTTATATTGAACTGGTTCTTTAATTACTTTTTTTGGAGGAATAAAGTCTTTAGCTTTATAAATCCAGTCAGTTTTACCTTTTTCATCAATAATAGCTGAGTAATCAAAATTACCAATTGTTATCTCCATAAATGTATAAATAAGAATTTAGTTATCCAAGTCTACTTATCTCTTTTTCTTTCTACCTATAAAAATTGCGAGTAAGAAGTAGAAAGTTAACCAACATATAAAAATTGATGGTCCTAAAAGATCCATAAAAATAACTACAGTTTAGAAATAATAGAACTTCCCGCTTTTATTGCAACTCCACCATATATAGAACTATATACTTTCCAAACTATAATTAATAATCCTAATACCCCTAATCCTATTAAGATCCAGATATATTTGTTTTTAGAAGTTGATTCTTTACTTTTTAATTTTAAATCCTCTTTTACAGTTTTTAGACTATCATTACTTACAGTTAGTTGTACTTTCAGATACGCTATTTCTCTATCATTTGTAACCGTATCATGGATTGACTTTATAGTTGTTATATGGATAACTTTCCCTGGTATTTTAACTGTATCAGGTTTACCGTCTTGCCCCTTTATAAAAATTGGACTTCCTGGTACTTGAGTTGTATCATGAACCGTATTAATAACCGTATCAGATTTTGACTTTCCTGTAAAACAGGGATATAACCAATTTGCAAGACGAGCAGCTTCTGAAGGGTATTGTAATGAAAGTGCATCCAGTTTATTTTTATCCTTTAACTGTTTTTGTTGTAAAGAACAAGAAACTAAAAATAGAACTACAATTAAACCAATTAATCTTTTCATTATAAAGATTTTTCTACATTTACTACAACTGGTGTTACACTTTGAGATGCCTGAATATTACTTACAATTGTATGTATTTCCTTAATTGTTGCATTGGTTGAGTTTGCAGTCAAGTCAACTACAATAGGCAAGGCGTCTTTTATTACAGTTGTTGCCTGAGATCCAATTCCAGTTACAGAACCGTCTTTTGCTGCAACAAGTCCTAATGAGCCTAATGCTAAACCTATTAATGTTAATACTTCAGGTGTAAATATATTTGGGAAAATAACTTTAAGTATAATTGTTAATATACCTAATACACCTGCAGTTGTTGTTTTCCAGTTTTTTAATAAACTATTCATGATTTTTCTTTAAATTATTCTTAATAATTTTGTAAATATATATACCTTTTTATAGAAAAGATAAACTACCTAACCTGGTTTACATATAAGTGTCTATCTTTCTTTTTCTCAGTATAGTAATGAGTTACCACTTGTGTTCTATTCTTTTGGTCTTTTAAGTCCTTTATATCACTCTTTATAGTTGAAATATCTGAGGTAGTAACCGCTTGATTTGTTGTAAGTAACGCTATATTATTATCCTGAATACTATCTTTTCTATCAAGTTTTATAACTACAGTATATATCTTATCCTGCTTTTCTAAAAATTTTGTAACAACGGCTCCAAAACCGTACATTGTTACTACTAAAAATAAAATGATAGCACCTGCTGTTTCCCAACCAAGGTGAATTTGCTTTTTGTCAAGTTGAACGGTCACTTTGTAAAAATTAGTTGTTAAAAATTTCATCTAAGTTAAGCGATTTCAAAAATGGGTTTTCTTCCTCATCACCTTGGTCCTGACCCTGTTGGTCTTCTTGCATTTGTTGCTGTTGTTGCATAGAATAATTTTGATATGCTATTGGGTTACAAGATATATCTCCCCATGGAACTTTTTTCATTCCTCTTTTTTCTCGAATTTCATTAATAGTCATGAAATTTCCCATTGACTTTATATCATTATCAAGTTCTTCTTGGAAAGTTTGTTCTCCATCTATTCCTTGGAATTCAAACTCAAAATCTGGATCTATTTGCCAAATTATGTATTTATTTATCCAATACTGATATTGTTTAAGTAGTGGTTTAAGTCCTTTATCTTTAGAATATTTAAGTTTTTCAGCAGTTGAGTCTCCACCTAACCCTGAGGTTCCACTTGCATTTCCAGACATTGGGAAACCAATTTCTGAGGGGTCAATTTTGTATAATGCACAACAAATCTTAATAAGAAATTCCTGGAATTTTGAAAACTCCATATCTGCACTTGCGACATGAGTTGGTTGGAACTGGATTTTATCGGCATTGATGACTGGCATTTTCCAAGCATTTGCAACGCCTGATGTTTGAGCCATCCATTGTCTTTTAAAATCTTGTAAACTGTTTTCGTTTATATTTCCACTATAAGAAAGAATACCTTTTGGTGAAGCTCCTACTTTAAAAAAGTTAGAGTTGTATTGGTCGGCGTTTAAAATTGATGTTACGGTCAATACCATATCTTCAAGTTCTGATCTTCCGTATCCATTTTTATGAATATCGGTTGTTGGGTTTCGTATTCCAAAGCATAATTCCCAAGGATAATATTCGGCACGAGGAACGGCGTCAAGTATTTGAACTGTATTTGGATAACAGTTATTTTTCATTACCCTTTCTTTTCCTTTATACTCATCATCATCATAAGAATCAGCAATTCTCATAGTTGCAGCATCAACTGCTAGTATTTCATCTAGTTCACCTTTTTTATTCCTTACAACTTCAAAACATGCTTGGTCAAGTACAAGTGAATCTTGTATAACTTTACGGGTGAAAGTATCAAATGTATCTGCTTTCCAAAGACGATTTTTATTTCCACAAAAAAGTAGAAATTCGGTCATCATCTCAATTTTTTTCTCATCTTGCTTAGATAATTTAACAGGTTTTGAACCGGGTAGAAGCGTACGTTTTTTAATTACGAACCCAGTACTGTACTTATCTTTTTGAACTTGGCAGAACGAAGCTACTTGTTCCTTACGGGTTTCTACAATTGACTTAACAACGTGTATCCGTCCCATTCCTCGTAGCATTTCATAAGTAACTGCATAAGGTTTATCTCGGTAGCCCATATTGACCATAAGGTCGTTAGGGTCAACTAAGATAGATTTTACATTGGATGGATCTGCTTTTTCAGAAGTGATAAGTTGTTGGGCTTTAAAAAGTGTGTCTACATCATCTGATTGCAGAGCTTTCTTAAGTTCAAGACCCTTTTGGATCTCAAGTTTCGCTTTTTGTTCCTCTATTGAGGCAATATTTTCTGAGAAATTGCTCAAGATTATTTAGAATTAACTTCTCCTTTTACTAACTCATTTCTAACTATCAGTTCTTTAATAAGTCCTTCCTCATCTGATTTTTCAAGACGTGCAAGTTTATTATTATAAGTACGGTTTTCAATATGTGATAACATTCCGTTTACGGTTAGTCTTTTCTTTTCATCTGCTTCATCAGAATCATGGTCGTGTCCATATAATTTTTTGAAGTCTGTTGCTTTTTTCTTGTAAGTTTCATGTATATCTTTCAAGTGAGGTGAGTCAGGTGATTTTGATAGTGATCTTTTTATAGAGTCAAGTCCTGTTTTTTGTTTGTGGTATTCACGTAGATCATTAAGTGAGGAAACTACATTTTTATTTTCATATATATATCTGTTCCCTATTTTTGAGATGTATTTATGAATTTTATTTCCAAGTCCTTTTTCAAGGTCTTCAGATTTCTCAAATTTATTTCTTGCAAGTTCTTCTTTTGTACCTGGATGAAGTTTTTGGTACTCATCATGAGAAATACCAGCGTGTTCTGCAATTTCTTTAGAATGAGTATGAATTGCAGATGAATAATCTATTTTACCATCAACTTTATGAGGTCCTGAACCTACTCCACCTTTTTCTAAATCTTCAAAGCCTTTTACTATCTCATCAAACTCATTATCTTCAACCGATTTAAAAAGTATAGAACGACCATATATTTCACGGTCTACTGCTTTTTCAATACGGTCTTTTAACTCAATCTGTATAGCTTTACGCTGTTCAAAAGTTGTTGCTTTTATGAGGTCATGGTTGAGTTGGTCAATTGATTTTTTTACTTCATCTTTTTCTAACCCTACATCCTTACCTTCTTCTTGGTCTTTCTTACTGTTATCACTATCAAAATCTGTTATGATACCTTCATCTTCTAATGATTGGAATTCAGGACTTTCTCCAAGTTCTTGATATACCTCTTTTGATTTTTTTAAAACCTCCTGTGGTGTATAATAAGACTTTTCTAAGGTATTTATGAGATTGTTCCTGCGGTCTATGATATGTTGTAACATTTGAGAATATATAGTTATTCTCTAAAATTAAGTAAAAAAAGTTCTAAAAAAAAAAATACCCCTTTCGAGATATTTTTCATGAAAACAACAAACTAATTATGAAAATTTATACTAATAAACGGACAATTTCTTTTTCTAACATTTTAATTTTGTACTGATACTGGTCAATTTCTAACTGGATTATTTTCGCTTTATCTTCCTTTTTAAGACAAAGTTTAAACTCAACCATATTACGGTCTGAACGAGTACCTAGGAGGTCTGCAAAAATCAATAACTGGATTATCTGGTTTAACTCGTCATCTTTTTTATAAATGGTTTTTCTAGATAACTGGGTTCTTGTAAACCAATGGTCTTTAAAAATTGTAGATAACTGGTTTGCAATATTGAGAAGTTTAGTCCTGACTTCTGGATTTGACATTAAACTGTCAATTACCTCTTTATCTGTTTTTGGTTTTTCAGTTTCAACTGGTATTTTTTCTTCTCTCTTGGTTTTTTCGGAGTTTTCAATTTCTTCAACTAAAGTTTCTTCGTTTTGCATGATGTAAAATTATGAACTGGAAAGTTTGGAAAAGAAAAAGTTTTCAGATTTATTTTAATTCTTTTTCTTTTTTCTCATTTTTTATAGTATCTTCGCACGTACACGTATATATTTGGTTGTTAATATAATTGAAGGTATAAGAGAAACTTCGGTACCCTCGTTTAGCTTTTCTTCAAAAAGCTCTTTTAAATAATAAAAAAATAATAATAAAAACTTAACAAAAAGAATAAACTTTAAAAGATAAGAGAGGGTTAACCTCTACATTTTAACGTGTATGTGTGTATGTACGCATGTAAGAGTATAAGAAAAAGAAAAGTAAGAAAAGAAAAAGATTAAAAATAAAAGTTAGGTAGTCTTGGATTTTTATCTAACTTTTTATAGATTTAGAACTTAAATGAAAAAACAAGTTCATAAAGCATATAAGTTTAGACTTTACCCAACTGAGTTCCAAGAAATTCTTCTTGAAAAACATTTTGGGTGTAATAGGTTTGTATATAATCATTTTTTAGATGAAAGAAACCAAAATTATCTAAAAAATAAAGAACAATCTAATTGTAATAAAGATTGTTTAAAACTTACACAATTAAAAAAACAAGAAGAATTCAAATGGTTAAGAGAAGTTAGTTCTCAATCTCTTCAGTTTTCTTTAAATAATCTAGACTTAGCGTTTAATAGTTTTTTTAAAAAGAAAACAAAATTTCCTAATTTTAAATCTAAATTTGGTAAAAACTCTTTTACTATACTTCAAGATACTAAAATTATTAGTAATAAACTTAAGATCCATAAATTCAAAGAAGGCATAAAAATTAACCTCCATAGGGGAATTGAAGGTAAAATAAGGTTTTGTACTATAACTAAAACTTCAACAGGTAAATATTTTGTTTCTTTAAATTGTTTAGTTGAACATGAAATTTTACCTTCAACTAATAAAACTATAGGTCTTGACTTAGGTATCAAAACCTTTGTCAAGACCTCAGATGAGGATGAGTTTGAAAATATTAGAACTACTAAAAAATATTCTAAAAAGTTAAAAAGGTCTCAACAACATTTATCTAAAAAAATTAAAGGAAGTAATCGTTATAATAAACAAAAAATTAAAGTTGCAAAAATTCATGAAAAAATAGTAAACACAAGATTAGATAACATCCATAAAGTAACTACTCAACTCATTAAAGAAAACCAATTTATTGCAGTTGAAGATCTGAATGTTAATGGAATGATGAAGATGAGAAGTCTTTCTAAACATATACAAGATGTTAGTTGGTATGAATTTATTAGACAACTTACTTATAAGGCAGATTGGAATAACCGTATTCTTGTTAAAGTTGATAGGTTCTACCCATCATCAAAAACTTGTAATGAATGTGGATATATTCATAAAAATCTAAATCTTTCAGAAAGAACTTGGACTTGTAAAAATGGTCATATTCTTGATAGAGATATAAATGCTGCAAAAAATATACTTAGTGAAGGGGTAAGACAATATTCGGAAGGTACATCCGAAAACACTAATGGAGAAACGAAAAGTAGTAATACAAAGGTAGTTTCTGAGAAGTTAGTAGAACTTTAAGTTCATGTACAGTAAGTTTTTAAAAAAATATTAAAATCTTATATCTCAATTCTAAAGGCAGTTTGAGAGAAAAAGGTAATAAGACATCAGAAAATGAAAAAACGGTAAGAGTACTTAAATAAATAAACCTACTGACAGTTTAAACGTGTGAAACCTGATTACTTTTGATTGTAAGCTTCAATAAACTTCACTACCTCCTGATACACCAGTTTAAAATCATATTCACGCATAGCTATTGAAATTTCTGATTCCAACCAATCCAAATCATTACAGTGGTTCTGAGTAGGTCGTTCTTGAGTTTGAATAATATCAAAACATTTTTTACAAACCGGAATTAACCAGTCCCAACGGGTATCATAAAATAAATCTTCAGATGAAATAGAAGCTTCATTTTCAATATAAAACCAAGGGTGAGTCTCAAATTTAAAAACTAACATACCGTTATCAGTATAAGTATTGGTACACATAAATTTTGCAATTAATTCTTTTGTTTTTTGTAGTTCTTCTGAACTTAATTGTATTACTATTGGTCTCATAATTATTGTTTGTGTGTATATTTTAAGTGAAATAAACAATCTTCTTCATCTTCATCATAGAAGATATTATATTTTAAAGAATACTTAACTAATTTATATTCCCATTTTTGCCTCCACTGACTTTCATAAGTAGACCAGCCGTGGTACTCATCAAAAATTTTACTAGGTTTAGTTAAATCTTGTGTAATAGTATAAACACAATCCTTTTTAACCCATTCAATTATAGTAGTAATGAAAGTATTATAATCTTTGAAATTATCTCTATGTTTAGGTAATCCGATAAAGGTACTAATTAACTCATTTAGCGAAGTGACAGCGTGTTCTACAAAAAATGTTAAGTTGAGATCAGAAAACAGTTTCACATTATCTTCTAATTGGTCTTTATAAATAAAAGTTGAAGACACAATTATTGCATTATACCCTTCTTTCAGTTTTTCTCCAACTGCCTCAGGACGGTGTCTTGCTTGAGAAACTAATGTAGTTTCAGAAAAAAGATCAGGATTATCTTTTAAAAACCCCTTTAATGAACCGACTATGTCTCTTTCATTTTCTATTATTATCGCTTTATATTTCATTTCCCTTCTCTTTTAAGTATTTCTTCTGAAAGTTTAACTGCCTTTTCTATTATTTGTTGCCTTTCAGTTTTATTGAATTTACTCTCAACTTTAGTATTATTTTTAACTGAATAAACTACCTCGGATTCAACTGAAAAACCTTTATGGGGTATTAAAACTTTTTGGTCATCATAACCACCAAGATCTAAATAATTAGCTACTACATCAGGTTTAGTTATATATAAAACTTCAGTTTCAGAATCCTTCATATTAAGTGTATTAGTAACAAAATCTGAATGACAAGGACGGGCGAAAAGAATAAGTATTTTATTACCCTGTCCTTTTATTAGTGAACCACAGTCCTCAATTTTTTTACCCAATATTTGTACCATTGGTCTCTCATTCATAATTGCCCATCTGTTATATTCACTCAATTTATCCATGTCAAAAAATGGTTCTATACCTATAACCCTTGCACCTGCTGACTGTAAATAGTGGGTAAGTCTACCTGAGCCTGTACCTACATCAATTATAACCCGTCCGTTTGCATAGTCACGGATCCACTCAACATAAGTATTATCAGGTTGGAAAAATTCAAGAGCGTAGTCCTTACCCATAAAATCACGGGTCCCATTTAATTTACCCTGTGACTGTAACATTTCATCAAGTATATTATCAGCGGAACGGTTTAGTTGTACTATTTCACCAATTTTATAAACATGGTCATCTCCAACTTTTCTCATACCAAGTGCAGAACAGGCAAAACCTTGGCCTTCAAATTGGTACATATATACCCGTGTTAACATTTGAAAAGTTACTCTTGAGACAGTCAATTCTTCACCATATTCATTGGTGACTTTATCTCCAACTTTAAATTCTGAAACAGGCATTTCATCCTCTTCATAATACATCAATGATTTTAAAAGCATATCAATTTAATTTTAAATCTTCTTCTGTTAATAAAATTGTTTGTAACTTGTATTCGTTATATACATAAACTTTTACAGCTCCTTCACATTGGCGTAACATTAGTTTTAAATATAGAGTTGTATCTTTTCCTAAAATTTCTTCCTTCAAATCAGATAAAAAATCAGGGTAAAGGTAGTTAATATGAATATTTAAAACTGGTAAATTATATCTTTGTCTAAAATTTACTGCATTTCTAATAAGGTATGTATAGAACTCAATTTGTTTAAATCTACACTTAGAACTATTAAAGTCATATTCTTTACCAAAAACCTCATAAGCATCAGGTGGCATATTTCTTTCAAATGCAGATGAAGTTACTAAATTTTCAAGATTTGGTTGTATTAGTTCTCCGAATATAAAAAGTTCGTCACTGTGCATATATTCACGTACACCTGTATTATATTCTTTAAATTCTAGGTCAATTGATTGTACAAACTCAAGTGTTTTTTGAGTTGGTATACCATCGTTTTCCATTAATAGAGTTTTCATGATTTTACCTTAAAAGGGTTACATAATCACCAAAATAACTGTCAAATGTATTAACTGCATTTTCGTAGTCAGATGACATCATTTCTGATTGGATTTTTACCGGGTCAAGGTCTAGTTGTTTTGCATATTTTCTTACACAACCAATAAGGTAAAATACATTACCTTCGGGACCAGTAAGGTCAATTTCAATAGTACCTTGTTTTTTGGTTTTCTTTTGAGTTATCATTTTCTTTCTTTTTTGTTGATGTAAATATAAATATAATATCTGAGCTTTTAAAATTTATTTGAAAATAATTTCAAAAAAAAGGTGAGAAAATAATAATCTCACCTTATACTCTAAACTCTTTTTGACCGGTATTGTAGGTATTTACAACCTAAATAAGCCGAATTGACTACTACTAAGATAATACAAACTACTTCTAAAAACATTTTCTTATAATTGGTTACTGAATGTAATTAAAGGAAATGGTATTACAAACTATTTTTCAACCATGTTCAAATCCAACTTCTTCCATTGTATAAACAAAATAACAAGGAACTGTTTTCTTAATATATTTCCAATCATCCTCATTCTCACTTTCTCCATCAAACCCTACTGATAATTCCCAGGTACCTGAGTCAGAATATTCCTCTTCCTCTTTTGATAAAGTTAACCAATCAATACCTGCATACCAACCTTCAGAAAAATGATTGTAGTTTACCTTACTTTCAAAAACTTTGCCTTGGTAGTCTAAAAAAGCGTACTCCGGTACATGAATAACAAACTCCTCATCAACTTGAAAAACAAGTATTCTAATGATGTCTGGTTTCTTTGCTCGTTTTGACTTAATGTCCTCATTGTACGCTGTTAATAGTTTTAAACTGTTGTATCTGATTGATAGATACTCTTCTTCTTGATTTTCCATTTTTTATATATTATTTTTAAATTTTACTAAAAATTTCCAGGGGCGACTTGTAACGCATCTAGTCCTATTTCACGCCATCCGTCTATGGTTTGATTTCTATCATCTAGAACTCCTACTACATAATACTTCCCCTCTACATACTTTTCATACAGTTCTTTTTTGACAATTACGTCTTTACGCATATCATCTTTTGGTCTCATGTAAAGTTTTAAATACTCTCCATTTTTTATTTCTTCAACTGATCTTCCAAAAAAATGTTCACATAACCAGTTATAAGTTTCTTCATAACAACATTCATCTCGTCCACTCATAAAAATAATTTCATAATTTTGGTATAAAGTTTGAGTTATTGAAATAATATTTTTACGAGGAGTATCTTCTCCAACTTTTTTCCAATCAAAAGGAGATCTATTATTCTTATCGGTCAAAGTTCCGTCAAGGTCTGCGATTATGCACTTTGGTAGATTTTCATCTTGTACCAATTCAGTTTTAGGCGGTGCAAGGTATTTATTATACATATCCCGTATTACCTTCTCACCAACCGAATTTGGTCGTTTTAAATCATTCTCTATACACTCATCTATTGAAATATGAGTAAAATCTTTGGTTTCAAAGATAATTTCTCCAACTACGTTTTCTTTTAAAAATTGTTTAAAAGACTTAATATAATCGGGGTTTAAATTTGTTGCATCAATAATAACATTAAAACCGTTTTGAAGTGCAATTAGTGTAGTTGACCTCTCCCATTGAGTTATTAGTTCTTCTTGTTTTGGTACCCAGTAAGTTCCCCTCATGTGTCTTAAGCTGTCCCTATTCACGAGAACCCAGTTTGATTGATTTTTAGTTACGAATTCTTTTGCCCAGAAACTTTTTCCAGCGCCGGGTAGTCCTCTTGTAAAAATTGTCTTCATTTTTTAACTCCTCTTCCTCTATTTGTTTTTATATCAAGAGGTCTCATATTAGAATAATGAAAACACTCTTTTTGATGTTCTTCTAAAGAAAAATCAAACCAAGCACAAGGTTTTATATGGTCAATTTCCCAATAAATTGTATAATTATCCCAACTCATTTTTTCATCAAATTTATTACTTAAATAGTTTTTAAAATCCTCTATACTACAACCAAGTAAATCAATAGTACTACCAGTTTTAGTATTTTCTTTAATTAATCCTGAAACCCTACTTCTTAGATTACACAGGATTTTATAACTAGAATCCGTATTTTTTTTATTTTTAACATATTCAGATTCTTTTTCTTTACTCCATTTTTTTGAACTTACCCGACATTTTTCAATGTTATTTTCTGCCCAAATCCTAGTGTTACATTTATTACAGTTAGGTTTCTTTTTTAATGTTTTTTTATAATCTGATTCTCTTTTATAAATTATAATACTGTTACAAGTTCTACAATTTTGTTTAAATTCCTCACCACTATTACTTAAACATTTTTTACAACAAGTCCCCTTCTTTTCAGCATCTCTACAGTTTCCTGTAGAGGTATATTTTAACTCTTTTTTACATCTAGGACACTTCCTTTTTAAGTCTGAAGTTGGAGACCTTAAAGTATCTGAAATACAAGTTTTACATAAATTACCTTTTCTTTCTGCTGAATTTCTATTATATTTATCAGTATGGTATACTTCTCTTTGACATTTAGGACAGTTCCTTTTATATTTCTTTTCTAACATCTTTGGTATTTTAATACTAAAGATATTAAATTAAACTTTCTTAAATAAAACTACTCACTATTTACCACTCATCTTTCATACATCATATTTAATTTCTATTTGTTCATTTGAGTTATAAATTTTCATCAATAAAGAATCTGGTAAATCTATATATTCAAATGATTGCCAATTTACCATTTTTTGTATTTCTTTTTGAACTTCAGGTTTAAGATATCTTACTAATTTTCCTTGTTCAAATTTTTTGTTAAAGACTTTATTTCTAAATTCTTTTACCTCTTCTCTTTTTGTTGGTAGATTTTGTATAAAACTGTTTCTAAAATTATCAGCTTCAGTTAATATTTTTTTGTATTTAATTAGCTCCTGGTCTACTAACTTTAATTCATGACCCTTAAGTAGAGTTTTTGCAAACTCATATCCTCGAGTTATATGTAACATTCCAGAAACTATATCTCTCCCTACTCTTTTTGAAAAGTGGCGGATATCTCTATCAACTACTCCAAGATATGCTTTTATGATGTTATAAGTATAGAACTCATATCTAAAATCTGATAACCAACCAAGTGTAGACAATTGAAATTCATGAGAATGGATGAGTTCAAAACCAGTTAAATCATCTCCTTTAACTATATTTGAGACAAAATTAGTTAAGTCAGTAAAGTTGTAATCAATATTGTTCTCTATGTCTTTATATTGAAATTTATGGTGGTTTGAGAAACAATTAGATTTTAATGGATAAAGTATTATCAGGTAATCAGTATCACTTTCTGCATCATTTAAACCGTACAGTTTACTCCCTACCTCAAAAATTCCAAACTTTGGAGCCGACATTAGGAAGTCAAATTCCTCTTTATTTATGTGTAGGTTCATATCTCAATTTCAGTTTTAACTAGATAAATTTCATCTGTTTCATCAAAATATTTATAAGTATAACCATAAAAAGATATATTTCTACGGGTTTTACTATCTTTTTTCTTCTGAAATCTTATACTTCTTAAAATATCTACTTCTTCATTATTTTTTAGATTACAGATATAGAGTTCATATTCTATACCATAATGTAAGTAGTATTCAGTTTCCTCTAAAGGTATTTCACACCAAAATTCTTTGTGTAATCTATCTTTTGG